ACTAGTTTAGAATCTAGTAATTTAGCACCAATTAATTATAATAGTAATACTGTACCAATTAATTATACTAGTTTAGAATCTAGTAATACTGTACCAATTAATTATACTAGTTTAGAATCTAGTAATATAGCACCAATTAATTATAATAGTAATACTGTACCAATTAATTATAATAGTTTAGAATCTAGTAATATAGCACCAATTAATTATAATAGTAATACTGTACCAATTAATTATGCTATTTTAGAATCTAGTAATACTGTACCAATTAATTATGATAGTTTAGAATCTGGTAATACTGTACCAATTAATTATACTAGTTTAGAATCTAGTAATACTGTACCAATTAATTATACTAGTTTAGAATCTAGTAATTTAACACCAATTAATTATAATAGTAATACTGTGCAAATTAATTATACTAGTTTAGAATCTAGTAATATAGCACCAATTAATTATAATAGTAATACTATACCAATTAATTATGCTAGTTTAGAATCTAGTAATACTGTACCAATTAATTATACTAGTTTAGAATCAACTACTATACCAATTAATTATAATAGTAATACTATACCAATTAATTATAATAGTAATTTAGCACCAATTAATTATGCTAGTTTAGAATCTAGTAGTTTAGAATCTAGTAATTTAGCACCAATTAATTATAGTCTATAATCACTACAGACAAATAATAATTATGATGTTGAAATAAATAATTTTATTTTTAATAAACTATTGTGTTTATAATTTATAATTTTTATAATATAAAATATTATGGAACCAGATGTAGAAAGATTACTAAAAAAGTACTATAAAACATATTTAATAGGTAAAAATACATTTAATACAGATAAAGAAAGAGCATGCGAATACATAAAATCAAGTTTAATATTATTAGATAAAATAAAAAAACAACCACCCAAAGATATTGAAAAATATTCAAATATATTAAATGAGACAGAAAATGAATCATGCAAATTGTTAAATTTATATTTAGAATATAATATTGAAACTGAAATTCCAAATGAAAGTAAAAATGTTGATTATATTAAATTATTTAAATCAATTGAAAAAGGAGATTTAAGTGAAATAAAAAAATATAATATAAATGAAATTAATTTTAAAAAACTATATAAAAATCAGACATTATTACATCATGCAATAAAATTTGGTGATACACAATTTTTAAAATGTTGTTTAAAATTAGGTGCAAGAATAGATACACCAAATGGTTTTGGAAATAGTTTATTAGAATATGCATGTTTAGAACATGATCAGAATATTATAAATTTTTTAATAAGTAATGGAGCAAATATGAAAAAACATTTATATTTTAGAGATAGTCCAGTTAAAAATTGTAATTTAAATGATTCAATAGATATATCAAATATATGTAAAATTGTAATAGAATTAAGACAACCAATCGAATATATTGAGAAAAAAAATATTAACATAAAAATCAATGAAATAAAAAAATATCTTGATATAAATGAATTAATTGGTTTAAATGATTTAACAATAAAAGAATTATTAAATAATATTGAATATATAATGAATAAAATAGATGAATTATCTGCAGAAACATATTTAAATATTGTTGAAGAAGAAATTAAATATGAATTAAAAAATAAATTAGGGTGTCCACATAATAAATTAGAAATAATATTAATAAATTTAATACCATTTTTATCGTATCCTTTTAATTTAGAGGTTGATTGGATTTTAAGTTTAGAAATAAAATATATTATAATAAAAAATTTAAAAAATAAAAAAATAATTGATATAAATGAAATTAAAAAAAATATAATTGATGAAATTTGGGAAAAATATATTAAAACAGAAATAATACCAGAAGATTATTTGGGTACAATTATTTCTCAGTGGATGACAAAAATAAAAGTATAAATTTGTTTTTTTTTCTAATATATAATATATAAAAAATGAGTTTTAATCGTTTACCTTATGATTCATGCGCTTATGCTAAAACATTACAACAAAGTACTGATCCCTTAGATTATAATTTATATAGAGGAAAATTTGAATCTTGTGAACAATGCGTTGAAGGTTTATATCCTAATGATTTAGACTTTGGAATTAGAGCTGATGTAGAAAGTGATTTAAAAGGTCAAGTAAGAACTGGTTCTAAATGTGTTGGTGAAAAATTTCCTAAAAATTCTAATACTGTTGCAGAATTTACTCCTGCAATCACATGCCAATCAATTTATAGTTTAACACCTAATAATTTAGTTAAACCTACAACAAATGGATTAAAAGATTTATCTTCTTATGGTCAAAATAGTTGCCCTGTTTTAAAAAAATAAATTTAAAACTTAATAAAAATTAAAAATATTTAAATTATTTATTAAATAAAATATTTTATTTAATAAATAGAATTTTTCTTATGTTAATATATAGATGTCATTCAGTAGAATACAATATGATAACGCTGCATATGATTTAAAATTAAATAGATCAGTTGGACCAGGTGATTATAGATTATTTAAAGGATATAATGAAAATTGTTCAAAATGTTTTTCATATGATGGACCTAAAAATGCTAAATCAGATGTTTATACCGCTGGTAAAAGTGACTGTGACACTGAATGGTCTGCAATGACCGAAGTAGAATCACATTTAACAAATAGAGTAAATAAATTAGTTGATGACAATCATTTAGGAAAAAATGATTCTTATTTAAATATTAAAGTTAATCTAGTTAAACCATCGTGTTCTGATTTATTAGTATCAGAAGATACAAGATTTACATATCCTTTAGAAGCATTTAGATCTATGGATACAACATCATATCATTATAATCCATTCTTATATGTAAATCCTCAATGTGAAATTGAAGAAGATAGAATTGGTTTAAACTCCAGATTAAGAATTAAAGATACATTTGTTCCTAAATTTGCAAATCCAATTGATCAAACTACTATATTACCTAAAGGTGGTGATATTTCAAATGAATTGAGTTTACCATCAACCTATAATATGTGTAAAAACACTATTTAAAAACGATTAATAATTGTAGATACTTTAATAAATTATAATAATTTTTTTGTTGTAATTACAAAAATATATCTAGAAATAAAATATTTTAAAATGTAACTAATAATAATATGGAAGGTTTATTATTAGGCACATTAGGTTATTTAGGAAATAATTATTCAGATGTACCAACTGATAATAAAAATAAAAATGAATTAGATAATTATTATGTAACAAATTTAGAAAATAATATTCATCAAATAGATAAAATGCAAGCAAAAAATTTATCTCAATCACCTGAATTTTATCAACAATTTGATAGTTTAAAATTTGATAATGTAGGAGGACCATCATGTATTAATGAAGCTAATAAAAAAAAAAGTGGTTACGATTTTACATTACAAAGAGAGCTTGATTTTAAAAATGGTTATTCAAATTTTCAAGATAAAGATATGCATTATGGTGTTGTAAATATGGAAAATTTTACTCATAATAATATGGTACCATTTACAAAGAGAAGAGATATTTCTGCTAATTATAAAAATGCAAATATGAAATATCAAAAACATACAGGTAATAATCCATTTTGGAAACATAAAAAAGAAACAGAAAGTTTTTTTGAACCATTCCGTGATTTAACCTACACAAATGGTATGCCAGTATTTACTGAAGAACTTTCAAATAGATATTTAGCTAGTTCCAAAAATAATTTTGGTAATTTACCATTTCAAACAGGTGTTAAAGTATTACCTGGTATAGGAGATAAAAATGCAGCTCCATATGCTGTTTCAAGAGTATTACCAAGAAATATTGATGAATTAAGAAGTGAAACAAATCAAAGAGTTACTTATATCAATAAACCTCTAGAAACAATTAAAAAAGGTGATATGCGTGGTATTGATCCTAATATTACAAAATATAAATTACCAAGTTATAGAGAAATTAAAGGTACAGATCTTGTTCAAAATGCTGGAGTAACTAATGGTATGACAATTAGAAGTCAATGCAATGCCGAAAGTCAAAGAGGAGAAGATGAGTTTTTTTATACTGGTCCTGCAAATGATTCTGTTCAAGGTAATAAACCTGATGTAAGATCACATTTTTTTACTGAAAGTAAGCGTGAGAATTATGAAAATGATAATACACATGCTGTAAATGCAGTTAATGTTAGACCAGTCATGACAAATATTGATAGTTATACAATATATGAAAATGAAAGAGATACTACATCTAAAGATTTACGCGCTTCTGGTATTACAAATAATAATCATGCATCTTATTATATTGATAGAGGTGATATTGCTAAAATAACATTAAAAGAGCAAAATATTAATAAACCTTTAGTTTCTAATATTAATTCAACTTTTCAACAAGGACATGTAAAATATACTGATGAAGCTAAAGAAACAATAAGACAAACCACTATAAACAAACCATTAGTTTCTAATGTAAATTCAACATTTCAACAGGGTCATGTTACATATACTGATAAAGCTAAAGATACAGTAAGACAAACTACTATCAACAAACCATTAGTTTCTAATGTAAATTCAACTTTTCAACAATCACATCTTACATATACTGATTTAGCCAAAAAAACTACAAAAGAAACCACAATAGATAAAAAAGATATTGCTAATATTTCTTCAATTAAACAATATATTTATTCTAATTTAAATGATGAAGCAAAGAAAACAACAAAAGAAACAACTATTGATAAACCATTAGTTTCAAATATTTCTTCTGTTTATCAAAATTCTCATGTTCAATTAAGTGATGAAGCTAAACCTACCCTAAAACAAACAACTGTTATTAAAGTTACCAACACAAATATCACACCAATAGAATATAAAGGACATGTTAAAAATAATGATATTGCTAGAGAAACTATTAAACAGACCACAATAAATAATGATTATATAAGTAATACAACAACTGATGTTAAAGGTACATATAGTAATATAGAAGATAATGCTAAAGAAACAATTAAACAAAGTACTATAAATAATAATTATATAAGTAATACAACAACTGATGTTAAAGGTACATATAGTAATTTAAAAGATAATGCTAAAAAAACAATTAAACAAAGTACTATAAATAATGATTATATTGGTAATACTACTAAGGATGTTAAAGGTACATATAGTAATTTAGATGATATTGCTAAAGAAACAATTAGACAATCAACAATTAATAATGATTACATTAGTAATACAACAACTGATGTTAAAGGTACATATAGTAATTTAGAAGATATTGCTAAAGAAACTATTAAACAATCAACAATAAATAATAATCATATTGGTAACACTACTACTGATGTTAAAGGTACATATAGTAATTTAGAAGATAATGCTAAGGAAACAATCAAACAATCAACAATTAATAATAATTATCTTGGTAATACAACAAATGATGTTAAAGGTGTATATACCAATTTAAATGATAATGCTAAAGAAACAATTAAACAAACAACTATTGACAAAAAATATATTGGTGGTACAATACATGAAGTTAAAGGTACATATTCAAATATTACCGATGATATGAAAACAACAATAAAACAAACAACAGTTTATACAACACCTATTAAAAATATTAGTTCACAAATTAGTACTGTTTATTCAAAAAATGATGAAGAAGCTAGACCTACAATTAAAGAAACAGTATTACATGAGGGTAGATCGCATATAAGTGATTTAAATAAAAGTACTTATATATTAGATAGTGATAATGAAGCAAGAGATACAATAAAAGAAACAACAATATATAATGATTATATTGGTAATGCTAATACAAATGTTAAATTACCAAAATCTGAACAAGCTGAAAGAAATATGGTAATCGATGATAGAAGAGAAATTACTGCAAATTTTAGTAGACCAGCTAATGCAAAATCAGATCAAATACGTGGTAATATAAATGCAGAAACGGTTAGGTTCAATGATAGAAGACAATTATTTGGTTATGTATCAATACCAAAAATGACCTTAGATAATAATATTACACCTTTTGCCAAAGTTCATACCGACAGAAAAACAAATATAAATGATACAAATGATTATAGAATGGATCCAATTTTTATTGATACATTAAACGAAAATCCATTAGTAAATGATATATATCATCAAAAAAATTATAAATTTTAAAATATATTTTTAATTATTATTAAAAAAATATTTTATATTGTCATTGAGTTTTCTTTAAGAACAGCATTATGTAGTTTTAATATTAAGTCTTCTTCTTCTTTATCATCTTTTTTACTTATTTCATCATGATGTGTAAGTAAAATATTATTTATATATTTACATGCTGAAATAATATGATTTTTTGTTCTTGCACCTGTAATTATTATATTTCCTTTTTGGAAAACAAAAACTGATATTTCTTTTTCTTCATCATTATTTTCAATTGGTGTATATTTAATGATTACACATGCTCTTATACATGGTTCAAAAGAACATTTAATTTTCTTTTTTAATAATAAATTATAAAATTTTATTCTATCAATTTGCATATTAACTTTATAGTTTGAATTTATCATATCTATTTTATAACTTGTTATAGCTAAATCTAAATGATTTTCTACAAATTTTATTTCATGAATTTTATTTTCTTCTATTTTTGCTTTTATTTGTTTTATTTTAACAAGTAATTTATTTAATACAATATTAACATATTCTAAGGATTTACAACCTGACATTTGAATACTACCATTTTTAAATAATTTTAAATTTATTTTTGGTTCTTCTTCCCAATTTGTTACAGGTCCTTGAAATACACGTACAACAACTGTTATTTGATTAAAAAAGTGAAAATCTTTTTTCTCTTTTTTTTTTAATCTCTTATTTTTTGTTTTGGTTTGAATTAATGTTCTTTGATTATCATTATTTAATTTTACACATACAATATCATCCTGATCAAGCTGTAAATATTTTTCAATATTAACTGTATTAATCAGTGAATTTAATTTAGCAGATGCACACATAGTAGATATGGTTAAACCATCTGGTAAATTTTTAATTTCATCTTTCTCATAATCAATAATTTTTATATATTTAAAATCGTTCCAATTTACTTTACTCATCAAATATTTAAACAAACATCTTTTTAAGTATATTTTTCACTTTTTATTAGTAAACATAAAATTTAGTATATAAAAATATATAATTTTTATCTAAAATAAGTTATTATGGACATATTACCGATTGCTTATTCACCTTTAAATAATTTAAATGTTAATATTGTTAGAATAAATAAACCAAAGAAGAAAACAATTATTAAAGGTATAAGATTTATAAGAAAAAATTAGTGTAAATAATGATATCTACAGACAGAAATATATGATTCAGAACCACCTATAAAAACTTGACCATTATTATTATTAACTATTCTTTTTGAAAATATTGCTTTAGTACCATCATTACAAATTTTACATAATGCACATAATTTTTTATATTTATCAGCATATGGTATTAAATCTAAAATTTCACCCATCGGATTTCTTTGAAAATCGCCATCCAAGCCACCTACGATAACATATTTATTATATTTTTCTACCCATAATAAACAAGATTTTTTTAATGATTTAAAAAATTGACCTTCATCTATTACAATTACATCATGTATCAGAATAGTTTCATCAGTTATTTTTTCTAAATCATCTGTAGTTATACAATTTTCTTTTTCTCCTGCATGAGAAACAATTCTATTATTATCATACCTTATATCTATTTGTGGTTTTATTACTAATACTTTTTTGTTTATAATTTTATGTAATCTAACATTTTTAATTAGCTCAGTTGATTTTCCTGAAAACATTGGTCCAATAAATAATTCTAATTTTCCCTGATAATTTGACATATTTATTAATTTTTAAATATTTAATATTATTATTTCAATTTTCTTTAATAAAAATTGAATTTATAATATTTTATCCAATTAATAAAATATTAATGAATACTATTATTAAAGCATTATATATTGGCACTGGTTTACATGTTGAACCAGTGTTAAGTTTTCCAAAAATAAAAGAGTTTGTTTTTATTGATACATTACCAAGATCAGAATTTGGTGATTATCTTAAATTTAATAAACACTTTTATAGAAAAAATTTTTGTTCAGAATTAAATCAAAAGTTAAAAATCTTAGATTTTCAATTAATTGAAACATTTGAATTAGATAAGAATTTTGAAAAAGAATATTTAAATTTAGGTCAAAGATTTTTTTATGGTTTAATAAAAAAAAGACCAAACTATTTAAATCCAACATTATTACTATATTATAACTATAAAACAAAACAATATATTAAATATTATATTTCAACAAATATAATATTAAATCAAAATAAAATGTTATGTTTTGATTTAATGAGTGCAGATGCATTAATTATTTCTGGTTATTTTCCAGATTTAAAATTACTTGATTTTTTTGATGAACCAAAAAAATTAATTTGTTATAGTGAAACATGTTATGATTTTCCAAGTGAAGAGGAAGAAGATAATATATATAAATTTTTTAAGGAAGAAAAATATTTTTCAAATTGTTATCTTGTTAATAAATATAAAATTAATGAAATTACTGAATATAAAAATTATATAGAAATGTTTAAAAATAATTTTATTATTGATTAATAAACAAATAGTAATTATTTATTATAAATATTTAAATAATTTTCTTTAAATTATAATTAAATCAATATAAAACAATAATACAGTATTAATTAAATATATGAATGATATAATATTATCATTTGATGTCGGTATTATTCATTTAGCTTATTGTTTATTTACAAAAGAAAATAATAACTGGAAAATTTTAGAATGGGGAAATATTGACTTAACTGATAGAGATTATACAAAATGTTATTGTGGTTTAAAAGCATCATTTACTCACAATGGAAAATATTACTGTAAAGTTCATTCCAAAAAGTGTGAAACATTAAAGCCATATGAAGAATTATTTTGTGAAGATAAAACACAAATATGTACTCATTTAGTTAAAGGTAAATATTGTGGTAAAAAATCTATTTTAAAATATGATAATAATCATTATTGTACTACTCATTCTAAAAGTTATTATAAAGTTTTACAAACAGTATATAAAGTTAAACCATATAAAAACAAAAGTATTAAAGACCTTGATTTTGATTTAACTTTAAAAAAATTAATTGAAGTATTAGATTCTAAAAAAGAATTATTAAAAGCAAATACTGTTTTGATTGAAAATCAACCTTCTTTTAAAAATCCAAGAATGAAAACAATAAGTACATTTTTATACAGTTTTTATATGATTCGTGGAATTATTGATAAGGAAAGAACAAAATCATCAATTACAAAAGTTAAATTTATGTCGCCATCAAACAAATTAAAAGTTGTTACCGAAGGTGAAAGTAAAAAACTAATTACCTTAAAAGCAACTGATGAATCAAAAGCATATAAATTAACAAAGGAGTTAGGTATAAAATATTGTAAAGAACTAATTAGTCATTTACCAGAGTGGCTTAAAGTACTAGAAAGTCACAAGAAAAAAGATGATTTATGTGATGCTTTCTTACAAGGTGCTTATTATTTTACAAAAGATGTTGAAATTTAAAAAATTGATTTTTAAATCAATTAACCTAGATATTTCTTATTATGGTTTATTATTTAAAAATAATTATTTTTATTTCATTACTAATACTAATATCTTCAGAATTAGTATGTGAAAATAAACAAGATAGTATATATAAATGTTATGAAAAAACAATAGAATATAATTGTTTCAATTTATCAGATAAAAAAATAATTTGTAAAAATAAAAATTTAACATATGAATGCCAAATTAATAATTATACAAATGAACAAACTTGCATAAAATATTTAAATATTTATTATTTTTTAAACTATATTATTATATGGTTTTTAATATCTATATTTATTAAACTTTTACCACATTGGTTATCTATTTTTATGTTAAAATTTTTATTGGCAGATATAATCATATCATATCAATAAAAATTGAAAAAAATTATTTTATTGATAATTATTACTGATTATGATGAATTCACTAGAAAAAATTAATAATATATTATATAATACTCTAAAAGTTACATTTTTTATGTATATTATTATTTATCTTTTACCACGATGGTTATTAGTTATTATGTTAACAATTATAATATCAGAAATAATGATTGAATTAATAAAAATTGATTAAAAAATATTTAAACAGTGTATACCATTTACTTTATGACTGATTTTTTTCAAATATATCACAATTCTGTACCAGAAATTAATGAAGTAGTATTAATAAAATTTACAAAAAAAAATGACACACATTTTGAAGGTAACTTATTAGAATATAATTACGATGCTATAATGTCTTATAATAATGCAACAAAAAAGAAAAAAGTTTATAGCTGGAATAAAATAGTTCCATTAAATAAAACACTTTTAGCAACAATTGAAGATGTTATTGAAGGTAATAATATTGTTCAAGTTAGTACTGCATATAATGATAATGAAACCGAACTTAAAGAAAGATTAAAACCATTTAATGACAATAAAATATTAATATCATTAATAAAAAAAATTTGTTACAAACAAAAATTAAATTTTAATGATTTTTGGACTAATATTATTTATCCTATTGACAAATTAAGAAAAGAAGAAAATATTGATAATTTATTAGAGTTTTTTCTTGAAAATAAAAATGAATATGTTTTAGAATTATTACAAAAATATTATGAAAATTATAATAATATTTTATCCAGTATTGATGAAAATATGATTAATACTAATCAAAAAATAACTAGTAAAATTGGATTGATTTCTATTAATGGAATAGATAAAACAAAGACAGTATTATCTGAATTTATATCTGATCAAAGCTGGAATTTTACTTTTAAATATGATTCTACACCTTTTTATTTTTTGGAAAGTTATATAAATGATTCATCTGTTGAAGATCATCAAGACTTTATTAATTCTTTACAAGAATTAGCTAATCAAAATAAAATCTTTTCTAAAATTGAATATGTTGGTAAAGTTCAATTATAAATAAAGTAAGGTAATAGATAAATTGCAATAATTGTTATTATAATATTTATATTTAAATTTTGATTTACAAGATATGTTGATATTAAACATGATGAAACCATCATACAACTATCAGCTATTATTGCTTTAAATGAAGCTTCATTTGCATATTCTTTAAATGTATCTAACATTCTATTTGAACCTTTAGGAATAAAACTAAAAAATAAATAAAATAATATATCATGTGTAATTTGAACAATAACTGATAGAATTATAAATTTTATTAAATCAAATTCTTTAAAAATACTAAAATAAATTTTTCTTGTTATAATTAGTCCAATTAAAATTATTAAAACATCTGCAATTACAGCAGATAAATTGTAATCATTATACCATTTTTTTAATACTTTTGATTGAATAAATGATAAATTTAATAAAAAAATTACAATTAAATCGGTGATTAAAACTCCATTAAATAATGGTAAATAATCACTTACATTATTAAAATCTGAAATATTTTTATACATTATATATTAAATTATAAAAAATATTTTTATTTCATAAATCTTTTTAGTCCCATTGATTTTTCTAAATTTATTTGGGATGTTTCAATTGGTTTATTTCTTCGTAATGTTAAATTATTTGTACTTTCAAATAAAAGCTTATCAAGTTTGTTTACAATAACACCTGATACTGGAGCTTTTTTATAAGATTCTTCAATTTGCATTTGTCTTGAAATTAAAGGAGGGTGTAATACTAAAAAATCACTACCTACTAATTCAAAATTTTTTCTAAATTCTAATATAGTAAGATTTCCACCAAAATCTTTTAATGTTAACCAAGATGAAGCTGGTTTGATTTCTTTAAATATACCATAAGTTAAATAATGCATTAAATTAATTAATGATTCTCTTTTCCAAACAGTATTATCATTGGTATCAATGTTATAAGCCTTCATACATTCCCAAGAACAATAATTTCCTGTACAAAAAAATGTATCATTATGATGTTGTTCTGGTAAACTTAATCTAGGTGTAGTAAATCTATGTTTACACCACCAACATTTTGTATTTTCATTAAATTCAATATTATAAACATTTATTTTATTAAAATTATTATTAATACTTGTTGATTTATATTCTGATTCTGATGAACTAGATATTTGATATGTAGATTTTTTTATTTCTTCTAATTTTGTTTGTTTTGGCGTATTTGTATCTGAAAAATACGATTCTGATTTAATAAAGATATCGTTATCTTTTTCATCATTTTCTGATTGTACATCAATATCATTAATATTTATTGGTAAATATGTTATTATAACCTCTTTTTCAGAGTCAGGCGTTTCTTCTTTAAGTATTATTGGTTCAGTTGATTTGTTTTTGGGTTTTCTCCCTCTTTTTTTGAGTATTTTTATTTGTGTTTGATCTGACATTCCTTATTAAAATTATAATCATTTCTTTAAAATCATTATTAAATTACTTAAAGATAATTATTAGATTATGTATTTATTGTTATCAATGGTGGTTTTGATGGTTTTCTTCCTCTTTTTTTCATTGCATCATTAGTACTAATAGTAGCATCCGATAATAATCTTTCATTATTAGAAGTATTTTCTTCTTGTGTTTCTGTAGTATTTATATTAGCTGATGTTTGAATATTTTTTATTCTTGATAAAATTTCAGCTACATTATCAGGAGCTCTTATATCAGGTATATCTCTTCCATTTCCTTTACTTGCAAATGAAGGAATTGTAAATTGACCATTCATAGCAGAGACTTGTTGTGAATTATTATTATTTGGATATTGCATATTATTATTTGGATATTGCATATTATTATTTGGATATTGCATATTATTAACTGGTGGTTGCATATTATTATTTGGATTATTAACTGGTGGTTGCATATTATTATTTGGATATTGCATATTATTATTTGGATATTGCATATTATTAACTGGTGGTTGCATATTATTAACTGGTGGTTGCATATTATTAACTGGTGGTTGCATATTATTAACTGATGGTTGCATATTATTGAATAAGTTACCTAAATTAAAAGCTTCTTGTGATATATCATTATTTGAGTTTTTATTTTTCATTAAACTATCTTTTTGTTTTTGTTTTAACATAGTATCTCTTTCTTTCATTATTTTTTTTTGTTGTTCTAAATTAATTTCTTGAGCTGACATAAATTGACTTGGTTTTTGTTTATTTGACATCATATTTCCAAGAACAGAACCAGCACCCATACCTGGTGGTAATCCTCCTAAATTTGCTTTAGTAAAATGATAACCAGCACCAGAACCAACAACTAATAATGCTAGTTTGAGCTCAGGAGGCCATCCACCACCTGATGTTTTATATTTTTCATATAATTCTTCAAGAACATCATCCCAACCATCAATTTCAACACTCATATGTTCTGACCACCCATCCAGTTTAAATGAAAAAGGATCATAATATTTATTACCCATTTCTACTAAAGATATACCATTTAAAATTAAACTTCTGTAAAGTTTAACACCATTTCTTTTATCTGCAAAACTTTTTAATAAATCATATTCATATTCCATTTCTTCAATTGATGAATTAAAATCATAATCTTTAGTTAAATTATAACCTTTTGTTTTGATTTCACTTAATCTTCTTAATAACTCAATTTTTTTAATTCTAATTTCTTGTGGTGATAACGTAGCTACATTAATAGTTGGTTCCATTGAAGGTAACGTTTTGCCAATTATAGGTATTGAACTGATATTTGTTGCAATATTATTGTTATGAGGAATTTCAGGAGACTTTTCTTGTTGACCAAAATTAAATGTTTCTACATTTGGTTTTTTAATAGATGATTTTGAACTACTTGATTTAGAACTACTTGTTTTACTACTTTTTGAAGAACTTGATGAAGAACTTGATATTTTAATATCACTTGATTCAGATTGTACAGGTGTTTTTACAACAATTTTTTCTTTATTTGCTACCATATCAAAATAAAAATCAGTTTCAGTTGATTCTTTTTTAGTTGGTTTTATTTCACTTGTAATTTTTTTCCCATTTGTATCATGATAATTAATATTATTTTCAGATGACGTATCAGAACTCATATTATATTTATTAATATTCTTTTCTTTAATTCAACGCATTATAATAAAAGAAATTACTTTAATAATTCTTGATTTTGTATTTTAAGTCCTAAACCAACGTAATTTACAGCTAAAAAAAATGTTAATAAAACATTATTATAACCAAAAAAATATAATCCAAGTAAAAAACATATTTTAAAAATAGGATTTTTGTAAATATTTACTATAAATTCTGGAATATCAAATGAAATATATAAATATGTGTAGATAAATGTACATATTAAAATAAAATATATTTGATTATTATCAATATTAGTATTCATATATATTTATATTAGATTTTTTTATTTAAAATTTAATTAAAATTTTTAATCTATAGTAACTTAATAGTGCTTTTATGAATTATTGTTCTATCGAAGATGCATGGAAAAATTCTGATAGTTTAACAGATCAATTTAAAATGAAAAAAAAAACTATAGAAAATTTTTCAGCGGATAATGATGTTCAACATACAATTAAAATTGACGATCAAGAATATTTTAATGACTTTAATTATGAAAATAATTTTAATTTTGATTTTAATAATAATTTATTTGATGAAATAAATAAAGAAACTGAAATAAATAAAGAAACTGAAATTAAAAAACCAGAAGAAAAACCAGTAACCAAAACAAATAATTATCATAATGTATTTATTTGTGATGATTTTTTAGATCATTTAGAAACATGCAAAATATGTAGAATGAAAATGCGTAAAAGATTTAGATCTAATATTATTGAGAAATTTGATAATATAATTGTTGATAATAAAGATACTATTTTATTGTTTTTAGTTATTTTATTTGCATTAATTTTTTGTAATTTACTAGTTAATATATTTAAATAATAATTTTTCTTCTTATTATTTCCAATAATTAGTAGACATATTATTTTTTTTATAAAATTCATATTCACCCTTTATTAATTTTTTTTCAAATCCTTTATGCCATGGTAAATGTTTGCAAACATAATCACCAGCAATTCTATAATGACCTCCTTTATTTTGTCTATTTATTAAACAAAATGTTGTATCAATTGCTGCACTATATAATTCATGTTTTGGATAGTAAAATTTACACATCCAGTATTGTTTTTCAAAATCAATAATAGATTTACCAAATGAGGTTACATCATTTCTTATATCATCTGAATCTATTAATAAAGCAAACCCAACTTTTTCTGCTTCAAAATAATTTGATATATTAATCATTTCTTCAATAAAATTATCTGGTAAATTTTTATTAAATTCTAAATCTGGATCTGTTAAAATATATACATCTCCTATTATATAATTTATTACACTTTTTTCATATACTTTATGACCATAATTTTTATCCATTTTTAATAAAGTATATTTATAATCATTTTTATAATATTTTAATAATTCTGGAAATGTACTACAATTATCTATTACAACAATATCATTTGTATATTTTTCAATTTGTTTAACCATATTTTTAATATATGTATATTGATTAAATCCTATTATTACTACTGTCATATTTTTTTTGTAAATATCTTTTGATACTGAATTATTAAGTTCAAAAAATAATAAATTACTATCTAATTTTGTACTATCAAATTTATATATTTCATTATTTTCATAAATTGTATATTTACATAAAAAGTTAAATCTTGAAAATGTTTTATCTTTCCAATTTTTAAAATTAAATTTTATCAATAATTTTATATTATTTATATAACAAATGTATAATAAATCTTCAAATATTTCTTCCTCTTTTCCATCATAATTACAATAAATTAAGCTTAAATTCAATGTATTTTTTTTATTATAAAGATTAAATAATATCTCTTTTATTTTTGTATTTTTATTTTCTACATAAATTTCCTTAAATTTTGTAGTTATTGTATCATCCAAATCATTATTACCTAATATTAATATTTCATTTGTTTTTACTTTATTTGTTATCCAATTTAAATTATCAGTCTTATTTTGCTTGTTTAACTTGAATTTATCTTCCCAAAAATTTGTTGAAATATTATTTTCTAAATATTTTGTATATTCATCTTCAAGTAACTCTTTATGATAATCTATATACCATGGTAGATGTTTACAAATAAAATTTCCACCTACACGTATAGTTAATCCATTATAATTATATTTTGTATTTAATAAACAAAATGTTGTATCAATTGGAGCATTATAAAGTTCAAAATTATTATCTTGTATTTTTGCTTGCCAAAAACGTCCTTCCCAAAGTTTTAATGGCATACCTGCATATGTTAATTCTGGTCTTATATTTGGTGATGATATTTCTATTGCAAATCCTACCCTTCCTGCTTTATAATGATTTGAAATTTTAATTAAACTTTCAATAAAATTATTTGGGAGTTTTTTATTAAATTCAAGATCTGGATCAGTAATTATAAATAAATTACCAAATATTCCTTTCAAAAATTCCTCTTCGTAAACTTTATGACCATAATTTTTATCCATTTTAAGTAAACTATATTTGTAATTTGAATAGTAATTAAGTAAAGGTTCATATGTACTATTATTATCAACAACAACAATATCATTTGTATATTTTTCAATTTGTGATACCATTTTACTTATATATGTATATTGATTATATCCAATAATCAAAACTGTCATATTTTTTTTTACCATTTGCAAATCAGAATTTTGTTTTGGATTTAATATTATATAATTATTCTCTTGTATTTGTTCATTTATAACAAAATAATTAGTTAAATAATTATATTTTTTTATATCAAAATTTAATTTTAATAAAATAGGTATTTTATTTATAAATGTTTGATGTAGTAAATCTTCTATTATTTCTTCTTCATCACCATCCATATTACAATAAATACCTGCTATTTTTTCATTATATTTATAAATATTATTAAATAAAAGTTCTTTTAGTGTTATTTGATTCTTGTTATTTTTTATTTGAACAATTTTTTCATTACAAAAAATAATATTTTCTTTTGTATTTTGAATTGGTGATAGTGAAATTATTTTTTTAAATTTTTTTTCTAATTCATGATTTAATCTATCATAACTTAAATCAATAAATATTTTTTCTTTATTCTTTATTTTTTCTATAAATTCATTTACTTTTTTTGTTTGTTTAAATTTAACATCTTGTTTTTTATCATTAACATCTTGTTTTTTATCATTAACATCTTGTTTTTTATTTTTATCATTAACTATTTTTTTTATGAGTTTAGGTTTATTTACTTCATTAAGTTCATTAATACTATTTATTTTAATAGGCTTTTGTATTGGTTTAACAGGTTCTTCTTTTTGTTTAACAGGTTCTTCTTTTTGTTTAACAGGTTCTTCTTTTTGTTTAACAGGTTCTTCTTTTTGTTTAACAGGTTCTTCTTTTTGTTTAACAGGTTCTTCTTTTTGTTTAACAGGTTCTTCTTTTTGTTTAACAGGTTCTTCTTTTTGTTTGATAAAAGTTTCCTTTAAAAACTCATAATTTTCTTTTAAGATTTCATAATTCTTAATTAATAATTCATAATTTTTTTCAAGAACAACTTTTGATTCTATTTTCTCTAAATCATTACTTATTTCTTTACGTATATTGATTATTTCTTTTTCTGATGTGATTTTTTCATAATTATCTTTTTTTATTTTTTTATATACTTCATCCGTTTGCCAAATTTCATCTGAATTTACTAATTTTGTATAACCTATTAACGGACTAAATGTTATAATATTTTTCTTTCTACTAAATTCTTTTCCAGTCCATACTTCCCAAATAAATCTGTTATTAGAAATTTCAGGTTTTTGACAATAATTTCTTATATAACTTGACCTTACCCAAAAAAAATTAAAATAACAAAATCCATCAATATTAGGAAAAATTCCTGCAATATCTAAATCTTCATTTTTTTTAAATTCAGTTAAATATATTTCATAGTTTTGAATTGTATTTTCAAATAAATATTTTCTATTCTCATATTGTTGGGACATAATTCCTTTTGTATGGAAATATAAAATAACTTCATTATCTTCATCTTCAGCTATTTGATAAATAGTTTTAATTCCCGGAAATTCATATACATTTTCTTTATAAATATTTTTAAGTTCAATCTTTGAATATTTATTTTTAATTAATTCTTTTAATTTATTTAATTCAACATCATTCGCAATTACACTCATAAAAATTTTTGATTTATTATATAATTCAAGGTTTTTTAATGAATCTAACTGTTCAATAATAATTGGTTCCCATAAATTTGGTATTAAACATGCAAAATATACAATTTTTATTTTAATATTCATATCATATTAAAATAAATATTCTTTAATATATTTTATCATAAATAACTAAAATTTAATCAATCATTTATAAAAAATTATAATAATCATTATCAATAAAATAATTATTAATGGATCTATTTTCAAACCAACTATTTTAAATGCAGATTTTATTTTTTCATTTGTTATATTTAGAAAAGCAGGTTGAATCATTGATTCACTACTTGGTACAGGTTGACTAGTTGGTGTATAATCTGGTTTTGGTATATAAACTGATTCACTACTTGGTGCCGGTTGATTAGTTTGTCTATAAATTGGTGTTGATACGTAAGCCGGTACACTACTAAAATTTGGTACCGGTTGAATAGTTGGTCTATAAACAGGTGTTGATAAGTAAGCAGGTGCACTACTAAAATTTGGTACCGGTTGACTAGTTGGTCTATAAACTGGTGTTGATAAGTAAGCAGGTGCACTACTAAAATTTGGTACCGGTTGACTAGTTGGTGTATAAACTGGTGCATTAATGCTGAAACTTTTTAATTCTTTATTTAAATTATCTAAACTTATTTGTATATTATTTAATATTCTTTGTTTTGCATCTATATCAATTTGTAATGCACTTTTTTGAACATTATATATCTGTTTCTTTGATTGAAGTCTTGTAATTATAGTATATTGATATTCTTTTTGAGCGATATTAATTTCTGTTTGTAATTTATTAATTTCTGTTTGTAAATTATTAATCATTGATTGAATACTAGTTATTTCTGTTATTATACCATTTTTTTGTAATTCTAATGATTTTAATAACTCTTCTATTTTTTTGATTTTAATATTTTTATCTATATTTTCAACAAGAAAACTCATTATATATATTTAGAAATTTCTCATATACCAATGACATGAAATATAATCTAAATTTGTATTATTTAAATTAAAATTTATATTAGATACATTTTGCCAACTTAATTCTCTTATTTTATATTTATTTGGAAAGTTTTTAAGTAAAAAATTAAAATAAATTTCATATTCTGATGCACCTGATCCTAATATTTCTTTTTTTTCAATAGAATCTAAAAATATTTCATAAAATTTTTTATTCTTATGAAACTTTTCTACAGTATCAAATAATTCTTTTAATATATATTTTTGAAAAATTAAATGATGACATATACCAGACATATTATTAACTTTTGAAAATGACGGATGTAAATTAATCATATGAATAAAATAAGGAAAATGATATTCAGTACCAAAATTATAAAGAGGTATATCATTTTCAAAAAAAGTTGTTGGTTTTAAAAATATAGTATCTGAATCAATAACTAAGTAATTATCTAAAATACTTGGTATTACAAACCCTGCATATAATTTTAATAATTGTTGTAAATACCATCCACATCTGTCATTATCTCCTAAACAATTTTTAATTGTATTTAAATTAAATGGAAAATCATTTTCATCAACAATTATACAACCATCAAAAATTGTTTTGTCTTTTACAAGTTTAGTATTAGTAATAATATATATATTTCTATAATTTATAATATTTTTTTTATTATATTCTAATGATTTATTAATAAAATTAATATCATTTGGTCCTAGTGGTATAACTACATCAAACTTCATTATAATAAATTATTATAAAGCTTTATATTAATTTATTATAAGTATCAATATTATCAATTTTTATAATGTTCATACTTTTATATTACTATAATTTGCAATAGTTTCTAACTTAAAAAATTGATTAAATTAAAACTAAAGATTAATTGATGAAATATAATGATAACTATTGAAAATTTATATACTAAAATAGAAATTATGCAAAAAGAAATAGATGAATTAAAAAAAGACAATATATTATTGAATCAAAAAATAAATAAAATAAATAAAGGTAGTAACTGTTCATTAAGTGGAAATACTTATGAACAACAAATACATACAATATTAAAATTTACATATATAAATAATAAACCATTTCATACACAAACACTACAAAATTTAGGTGGTTCATCAAGTTATAATGATATACAATGTAACTACAATAATATTAATGATATTGGTATAGAAATTAAAAAAGCTAAAACACCAGATTGGATGCAATGTAGTTTAAAAATAAATAATGATAAATGGGAAGGTTCAGAAAAAGGTAAAATTCCTGAAGCTTCAAGAAAAGAATTTAACAAATTATTAGAAAATATAATATTATTTGACAAAAATATACCTCCATTTTATAAAAAAGAATTAACTTATAAAGAATGGACTGATATCAAAAGTAAAAGTAAAATTTATGATGATCATTATATTGAAATACCAAAAACAACTATAAATAAATTATATTTAGCAAAAGGATGTTATTATATTCAAATATCAAATTATGGTTTATACAGACTAGGCGATGATGTATGTGATTTAAATGTTCCACTATTTGATGTTAAACAAAAAATGAGAATTAGAATAAAAGTTCATAAAAAAAAAAATAATAATGGACATTGTAAATTATCTGTTACAGCAAGTTGTCTTCCAAGTGATCTATCATTATTAGAACCAAGTCCATATTCATTAGATAATAAAGAAAAATTGCCTAAAAAACTAATATATAAAAATGAAATTTTTAAATAGTATATCTGTATTATCAGAGTTTGATGAAACTTTTCGTGAAAAAATTCCAACTGAACATCAAAATAAATTTCATGAACCTAAAAATAAAAAAGCATTTTTTAATTGTATTAATGATATGAGTTATAATTTTAAAGATTTAATATTAGAAACCTGGAAATTAATACAACCAAAAGAAGAAAATGATGAACTATTAAAAGAAGAAAATGATGAACTATTAAAAGAAGAAAATGATGAACTATTAAAAGAAGAAAATGATGAACTATTAAAAGAAGAAAATGATGAACTATTAAAAGAAGAAAATGATGATGAACTACCAATATTAGATGAAAATTATAAATATTGAACTGATAGTGACTAAAAAAATTATTTACTAATTATTACAATTTCTGAAGATTCTTTTGTTTTATTCATTCCGTAACTCCAATTAACATCTAAAATTAAAAAATCTTTATAAAGTTCTCTAATATATACACAATTATTATATGTCATAATCCAGTTTTTCTTATTACATATAGTATTATATAATTTTTCATGATTAAATGTTTCATGCATATCACCATTATTCCCATATAATTTTGATCCTTTTTCAAGATAATATGGTGGATCTAAAAACATAATAGAAAATGGTTTATCATAATTTTTTCCAATGAATTGTTCAAAATCTTTGTTTGATATTTTGAATTTCTCAAGATTTAAATTTTTAATTTTATCAATTGACGATTTAGTAAATCTTTTTGTACTGGCTTCATTAGAAAATCCTCCACTTAAAGTAGCACCACTAAATGAGCATCTATTAATAATAAAATAGTAAAATGCTTGCATAATATCATCTTTTTCTCCGATAATTTTTTCTCTGTAATTATTAAATTCTTCTTTACTGATACTTTTTACTTCATCCAGTTTTTTTGTTAATGTATCTTGATTATTTTTACAAACTTTCCAAAATGTATAAAGTGGTTTAAATTTATCATTTGCTATTATTTTAAAATTATACTTATTTTGCAAAAAAAATTCAAATGATCCGCCTCCAAAAAATGGAGATATTATATTTTTAATCTTTTTAATATCAAAATGATCATTGATAATTGTGTCTAATTTTGCACAAGCTCTAGTTTTACCTCCAGGATATCTTAATGGTGAACTATTTTCCATATTATTTAGTTTATTATTTTATTTTTAAATAAATCAATTTTTATGTACTTGTAAATAAATAAGTATTGTATTTTCCATCCCATTGAGGATTATCAAATAAATTGTAATTAGTAACATTTTCTAAAAATATAAAATTATTTCTATCTATAATTTCAAAAACTTTATTTTTTGATTCTTTAAAAATAGTTATTAACAAATATGTTGGTTTATATTTTTTAAAATCTATACCTTCTAATACTTCAAATTCATAACCTTCAGTATTTATTGTTAATAAATCAATCTTTTTTATATTTTGCATTTTAAATATATTAGTTAAATTATCACATTCAACATCTACTAAATTTACATTTTGTAATTTGCTAATATTATTAACAGATGACATTGGACCACAATTTAATGCAAATTTTATATGATTAAATTTATATTTATTTGAAACAACACATTTATTTATTAAAATGTTATTTTGCCTATTTTTTTTTAATTCATCAAATGCTTGTGAACTAGGTTCAATTAATATACCAGACCAATTTAATTTTTCTTCAATATATTTTGTCGAACTTTGAAATAAACCATCATATGCCCCAACTTCAATATAAAATCCATTTTTAATATCTTTTATATAATCAAATATAATATTTGTAATTGGTTCAGCTTTATAATTTTTAACACAATATATATCTTTTTCGTTATTTTTAATATTAAATAATTTTTCTAATTCATTTTTTGAACATTTAATTATATCATAATATATTGTATTATCAATTGGTTTACAAAATGTTTCATGTGATTGTCTATTTTTATTTGGGAAATAAACAGTTTCAATAGTATTTGACATTAAAGAAGCTACCCAACTAAGTGTAGAACATGAACAAATTAATACTTTAGCATTTTTCATAACATGAAAATCTTCAATTACTGTACCAGTTTGTAAATTTATTTCAAAATCTATATTATTTTTAATATATTTTATATATTCTTTTTCAATTTCACTTTTAGGTTTATTTAACACTAAACAATATGAATTATAATTTTTAAGATTTTTTAATATTTTTAATATACAATCTGGATGTATTACTTCATTAATTATTATGAAATCTTCTAATCTAATATGAACAACAACATCATATTTATTTATATTATTAGGTTCTATTATAAGTTCCGAAGCTTTATAACATTGAACATTATAATTGTAATTATTATTAAAATGGTCATTACCATCGGTAAATATTAGATCATCATTGTGATTTTTCATCCATAATAATAATTCATTTTTAAATTTTATAAATATTTTGTCATGTTGAAAGTAACCATAAAAATTAAAATTATAGTCATTAATATTTGGTATATTATCATTTAAAACACTATTCATCCAATTAATAAAAAAATCATCGTTAATAGTAGCATTTAATTCATGTAAATTATATGTTCTTTTAGCACCATAAATAATACAAAAAAGAGTACTAGCAAAGTATCTAAATATAGCATTACCAAGTCTTCCAAGTTTAAAATCATGAACTTTCATATAATAATATTATAGTATTTCTTTAATTAATAATTCTAGTTTGACCAATAGTAGAAGGTAAATATTTGTTCAACATATAAGTGGACACTTGATCATTTTCATTAGAATTTAGTAGCCTGTTGAAAACAATTACTTCACCAATTTTACCATTTAATGTACGATTTTGTCCTGACCAATTACCAATTTCAAATTTATTAGATTTGATTGGAATAGGTTTATTTGTATTAGTAAATTGTTTGGAATAAGAAACTGAATTATTTAGTGTACATGTTGCTTTACAACCACTTATATTATCAATTGTAAATGTAAAAACATAATCAACATTATTCATAATAGTAAAAGGGGTTATCCAATCATTAGCACCGCCAATATTAACTGAAACTTGTAATTTATTACCATTTAATAATAAATGAATACAACCTAATTCCCATACTCCAGCAGATGAAAAAATTTGTGAAAAACCACCCACATTTAATAGATTAAAAGCAATAAATATTGTAATATTTTGTGTTAAAATTGATTCTAAATTAGTAGTTAAAATTGATTTGTTATTATTTTTACTAAAATCAATGTAGTTATTAATTAATTTTGGCATTGTAGTATTATTTGATACAAATTTATTATTTTGATTATTACTATCAGACCATGAAATTACATTATTATTGGTATCAACAGAAACATTTTTATATCCAGAAAATTGTAAATCTGGTTGCGGTAGTGTATAGTTAATAGGTTCAAATTTAACAAAAATTTGTAACTTAAAGTTATTTGGAATACTATTTGAGTCAGTCCAATCAAGATGACCGTTAGGATTATTACCAAATCCAAATTCAAAATTACCATCATTACGTTGATGATTCCATCCAAAAACAGTAAGTGGTTTATTAATGTCATTTATATTAAAAACTTGAAATGCTCCAATATTAATAGAATTATTATAACTATTATTATTACAATCATAGTTTGAATCAATACCACCTGCAAGTAATACATTTCTAACTCTATCATAATTACTTGGCCATATTTGTAATCTTCCTTTAACACCTGTAGCATTAATAACATTAGGTGATTTAGATATAATATTCATATTTGTCACATCACGTTGAATAGTAAAAACGTTAAAGGGACTATCACCTGTAGGTACATCATAAGAAGAAATTAATGACCATGCATCAAATGATACCCAAACAAAATTATTATCATTTTCAATTCTATATGCAATTCTAGTTGGTTTTGTTAATCCTAGACTAGAAGATTTATTTACTGTATATGGTATTATATTATTAATTCTTTTATATGTAGTAGTTTCATAAGCTAATGCCCATCCACCGCCATCTATATTCATATCAACAAATATATTATCAGGTTCATACATATCTTTTGTTTTAATCCAATAATATCCAGATTTTAAACTTGTAAAGTTTTGTTTTAGTTTATCACTAGAAATATTTGGTGTTTTATAGTTAGAACCATCATTTGTAGGTAAAGCTAAAGGTACTGTAGAAGATGGTAGTTTAGATTTATATATATGTGTTGGAATTAGTAAACTTTGTAACTCCCATTTCCATGCAATATAACCTTCTAATATTTGTCTATCAAATTGTGTATGATTGGCAGATAAACAAAAGAAATCTCCAATATTACCTATAATACCTCTGTTTAAAAAGAAACTAGAAATTTGTACTTCTAGCTTAGTAATATTTTTATCATAACCATGAATATTTTTTCCGAATCTAACGTATAAAATTACAAAATTATCTGTATTATTATATGACACATTAATATTATTATCAAAATCAAATACTTTATTACCATTAATATAAACTAATCCTTCACTACCATTATGTAAATCATTACCATCAATACCACTTGAAAATCTACCCCTTCTAAATGAATAATCTGAATTTTGTAATTGTGGAGCAAATAACATATCAGTACTAGTATTATTATTACTAAATTTAACTAAACATACAAACCCATTTATTAAATCTTTACTACTACCAGATGTTAAAAATGAATCTGCAATTTTGGAACCATTAGGTGTTAATGAAAAATCAAAATTAATTAAATTATAGTTAGGTAAATAATTATTAATTGTTATATTTCCGCTTGGTATTAAATTTAAGTTTTCTTCTGTTGGATATAATTTAGAATTGATATATGTATATCTTTGAACAAATTCTTTATTTAAATTGATTGATGTTATACTTGTATTCGTACTACTATATAATGTTAATTTAAAATTAGCTAATTTTTCATTACAACAATCTGTTCTATTATAAATAGTTATTGATTTTATATCAGAAGGATTTATATTCATTTCCCAAAAAGGACATGTATTACTAATTGACCAATAAATTGTAGATTTATTTTCTATTATTTTTGGTCTTGCTTTAATATTATTATCAACAGGCGTATTTTTATCTGTACCATAATCTGTAGCAGTTGAATTAATATTGATTGCAGGGATAATATTATTACTTTGATCATGTAAAACAATTTGTGAAAAGTTTAACCAATCATTAGCATTACATTCAATTCTTACTTTTGTTACTAAAGTATTTGTTGTTGATTTTACTGGAATATTGCTTGGTTTATTAACTTTATTTAGCCATCTATAAACAAAATTTCCTGCTAATTCTATATTATTTGGATCATACCATGCCAATATATTTTTAATTGTTAAAGGATCAATTAGATCTTTATTGGTAGTTGAATCAACATAAACATATGAAGGAAATTCTGCTAAAGGTCCTTGAATATAATAATATCCAGAATTTAAATTAGGTAATTGTTTAATTTTCAAAGAACTAATGTTTGGTTTTAATATGGTTAATCCATCATTTATTTCTGTTGGTTGTGGTGGAATTGGAATATCAATCTTAATAAATATTTGTAATTTAAAGTCAACTGGATCTGTTTGTTTAGATGTCCAATCAGTCCAATCAGGATTACCGCTTGGTTTATTACCAAAACCAATATTAGGTCTAGGATCATTATGGCGATTCCATGCTAAAATTGTTTGATTATTTGTTAAATCATGAACTTGGAAAGATCCATAACCATTAACAGGATTAATAGGAGTATCATTAGTATCATAATCGTTATCATTACCTCCAGTTGATATATTGTTTTTAGTTGTTACATAATCATTTGACCATATTTCAAGACGACCTTTTAATCCTGAGATTTGTTTAACAGAATTACCTAAATCAATAACATTATCTTTTCCTTTAAATATTGAATCAACATTACTAATAACATTTAAATTATTAATATCACGTTGATTTACAAAAACATTTGATTCAGAGTCACCTGTTGGAACATCATAATTAATTATATCTTTCCATGAATTAAATGATGCCCATGCAAAATTATTTGGATTTTTACCATTTTGCATATAATATGCAATTCTTTGTGGTTTTGTTGAACCTACAGTATCTAATTTATTAACAGAATAATTAATAATACTATTAGATCTTGTAGGATTAATAACTTCACATATAAGCATCCATCCACCTCCATCTGTAATCATATCAACATAAATTTTTTCTGGTTCAATCATATTACTAGTTTGGATCCAATAATAACCAGAAGGTAGATTTGGATAATTTTCTTTCAATTTTGTACCAGAAACATTTGGTAAATAATATGAAGATCCATTATTTGTTGGCAATGGAACTGGAGGTTCGCCAACTGGTAAAATAGAAGCTACCGTTTTATAAGGATGATTATTTGGTAAATATCTTTGTAAAGAATATTTCCAAGCTAAATAACCTTCTGCTTTTTGTTGATCCCGTTTACTATGCATTGGTCCAAAACAAATAAAATCACCAATATAACCAACAATTCCATTTGTAATATTTGATATTAATAAATTAACTTGTTTTGTTAAATCATAACCATGTATTCCAATACCATAACGTACGTAAATTATTACATAATCATTAGTATTATTATAATATACCTCTGTGTTATTATTGAAGTAACTAGTTCCATTAATTGAGATGTTACCATTAGTTCCTCTAAATACAGCATCAGTATGATTACCATTAACTCTTGGACTTTTAAAGAAATGAGTTGTATTACTAGTTCCAAATAATGTAGAACCAAAAAGAATATCATTATTATTATTTGTGTTTGTTAAATATGCTACACATATAAAGCCATTCATTAATGCAGAATTATTATTTGAAGTAAAATAACTAGTATTATCATTAATTGAAACTAATTTTAATTTTTCAGTATAATTAATAGAAGTTATATTTCCAAAACCAACTAAATTTAACTGTGAGTTACTAGTTATTTGATTTATCCATGATTTTACAATATTATTTTGAACAACAACATTATTAGGATCATACCAAGCTACAATATTTTGTATTTTAGTTGGATCCCTTAAAACATATTTAGGTGCAGGAATTATAGTATTAATTGGTGGTGCAGAATAGTATGGATGATATTCTGGTAATTTATTTTGTAAGCCATATTTCCAACTTAAATAACCTTCTATTATTTTTTGGTCATAATAATTATGATATTTATTAAAACATATAAAATCACCCATAAAACCAACAAATCCATTAATATCACTTGATAATTGGTAAATAATATCATTATCATATGTAAAATTATTTTTGTATTGACCAAATTTAACATATAAAACTATGAAATTATCTGTGTTATCATATGATGTATTAAAAGAAGGATAAGAAAACACATCATTTCCATTAATAGAAATAACACCTCCTAAACCATTCATAATTTCAACTGTATTAATTCCTACCGTACTTGAAGATATTCTACCTCTACCAAAACTAAAATTATTTTTAACACTTGAAAATATTATATCATAAATAGAACTATTTGCATTTTTAATATTAATTACACAAGCAAACCCTGCAATTTTAGTAGCAGTTGATGTTTTAATAAAACTTTTATTTGTTCTAAAATTTATCATTTGTAAGTTTGAAGAATAAATAATAGGTTTGATTGAACCTGTTTTACTTTCTAAATTTAAAGTATTTGAAATTTGGTTATTCCAACCTGTAACTTCATTATTATTATCAACAACTATATCATTTGGATCATACCATGAAATAACTGAACTAATATTTTTTGGTGTAATTAAATTATATGCAGGTTGAGAATTATAAAAAGTTATATTATTAAAATTACTAATATTTATTGATTCATAGAAAGTATTGATATTAATTGTATCAATGTTATATAATGCATTAATTTCTTCTTCATCAATTGTTCTATTATAAATTCTGACTTCATCAATATCACCTACAAATATTTGAGATAGTGAATCACCTCGTCCAATATAATTTTGATTTCTAAGTATTGGTTTTGGGTAGGGTCTATTATTTTGATTTAATATTTCTATATTATCTAAATATACTGACCAAATTCCTTCAGTTAACATATTCCATACAAAATGATGCCATTCATAATCATTAACTTTAATATCACTAAAGTTATATTGATATTGAGCCTGAGTACCAATAAACATTGTATTATTATAAATACCAACAAGAATATAATCATTAAGCCCTGTATTTTTAAGTTGTAATAATCTAGTAAAATCCTTACTGGTTCTCATTTTAGATCTAAACCATAATGAAATACAAAATCCATTATTATCAGTGGTAAATTCAGATATTGAAGGATATTGTACCATTGAATTATCATCATTACCAAATAATGTTAAATATCCACTACCAAATAAAGGGTTATTTTTACCAATAAAGTTTGAACCAATACTAACATCAAATTTCTTTGATAAAATATTATAAACCTTAGTATCTGTTACGCTATTATTTTTAAATTTAAATGTTTGACTATTAATAAATTTATCTTTAAAACTATAAAATAAACTCAAACTGGTATCATTATTTAAATCAGAAACATATTCATTTATAGATTTTTTAGCTTTAATATTATAATTTTTTATAATTTCTTCATAAGTTATAATATTATCATAAATTTTAAATTCATCAATTTTACTATAATTAAAATTTCCTGTAATATCTCTTGCAATTGTTCCATAAAACATTTGCTCATCTAGATAAAATTTAAGATTTGCTTTTGATTGTAATTTATCATTAATATATAAACTACAAATACCATTACTTTCTAATACTACAGTTAACAAATACCAAATATTATTTTTAATTGTAAAAAATGAATTTAAACTATTATTTTGATTTAATTTACCTTTTACATTTATATTTACATTAAGATTTGCATAATTTGTAACCATAGTAAATTCCATTAATAAATTACTTAAATTTATATTTGATGTAGAATAATTAATAAATTGAAAAATTTTAGAGTTTTCAACATGTGATAATTGTTTGTACCATAAACTAATAGATATTCCTGATTTTTTAATTATTATATTTGGTAATGAAACAAAATTATTTTTATTTAAATCAAATAAAGCACCATATAAACCTTCTTTTTTTGCTTTAGTCGATAATATATTAATATCACTAGCTAATGCATCATAACTTCCAGTAATTTCATTTTTAATATATGTATCATTAAATTCATTTTCAAATCTATAATAATTTATTAATTTAAATGAATTGATTATGTATTTATTTTTATATAAAATATTAATCTCATTCAAATTTAGTTCTTTATTATATAATCTAAAATTTGCTATACCTGATTCTATTTTACCATTACCTAAATAAGCATTATTTGTTAATCCCAATCCAAAAAAATCTAGATTAGTATATTTCCACTCTAATTTATTATCAATATATATTTTTACTCTTCTTGTTGTTTTATATATAATTGTTATTAAATGCCATTGATTATTTGATAAATAATTAATTCCGGTATAGTAATCATTATCTTGATGTTTAACTACTAATTGATTATTTGACATTTTTAATCCATAATTTAAATTTTGTGAAGTAAATGAATATATATCATGATAATTTGGATAATATATTGTTTTATACCAAAATGTAATTGTAATATGATTGTTTGTAATTGGGAATGGATCAATATTTAATAAATTATTAAAAATATTAAGATAATTTCCTATTAATGAATCATATAACACAATATTTGGCGCATTTATATTTTGTGGTTTTAGTATAATATTATTTTTGACAGAGTTTCCATATAAATTATGATCTGCAAAATTAAAATTTAATAATAAACTTATATCATTATCTAATTCATTAATTGTTTTAGATTCAATTAGTTTGGAATTTGTTATTATTTTATTCATTTTATCCAAATATAATCCAGCAATTTCATCACTCGATAAAATATCATTACATATTCTAAAATCACTTATATTACAATTAATTGCATCATTACTTGCATTAATTTGTGCATTTTTAAAATAATTTACACCTCCACTATCTTCCCAATATTCACCTTTGTAAATATTAAATGTTAAACCAGACTTTTTATCAGCTTCATTTAAAGTAATATTACTATTTGTTTTTCCATCATTAAAAAAATAACCATAACCATTAAATTCTTCAGTTAATCCAGGAGGAATAAATGATACAATCATATTATCACCACCCCATCTTTCACCAAAAACTATTCTTATATAATAATATGTATTAGGTGCTAATGTAATATCACCTTGTCTTTTAACCATTCCATGTGCACCTCCATTTTTAACAGTAGCATTTTGAATTGTGTAATCTGAATAAGCATTGTTACCAATCCATAAATAACTTGCGTCATCTGAATTAGTAAAAAATGACCAAACACTGTTTCCAGGTTTTGTTGTATTTGTATAAAAATAACCTGTCCATTGAACATTATAATATTCCCAAGTATTATTTAATGGGACAATATAATTTGTACCAACATTAATATCAGGAATTCTTATTACTGTATTAGGAATTAGTGTTCCTCTACCAATATAATTTATTGTATCATTATTAATTACAGGATATAAAATATCTGTAAAAATAGTAAAAAATTGACTATTTATATAACAATAATATATTGATTTAGTAATTACTAACGTAAAATGAAACCAGTTATTTACATACTTTCTTAAATCAATTGAATTTCTTTTTATAATATTATTAACTGCAACATCAATATTAAAAACAAAATTTTGTGTTATATAAATTTTAAAATAATTAGAAATATTACTAAAATCAATTAATTTGGCATTATCATTATTTAATAATTCAAAGTTATACCAGAATGCAATTGTAAATCCATTATCATTTATTCCGAATTTATCAATAGTTATATATGTTTTTTCAGTAATATCATTTAATAATAAAGATGATTCTCCAATAGCTTTTTCTTTTTTTGTAATATTACCTAAATTTGATAGTGTTGCATCTAAAGCATACCCTACTACAAAAGTTTTTTCTATTTTTGTTTCTTCAAAAGGAATATATAAAATCTGTGTTGTATCATTATCTAGTGTTGTTTGTTTTAAATATAATATATTTACTTCATTATCACTTAGTTTTTTGTTAAAAACTCTAAATTCAGACATAGATCCAGTAAATGTTTTATTAGAAAAAATATTACTAATTTTACCTATTTGATTTGTATTAAATGTATTTGATAATTCAATGTAATTATTAAAATTTGTTTTTTCATTATTTATATAAATATCCCATTTACTTGTAGAATCAATATTCCATGTAAAATGTGTCCATGCATTATTATTAAGTTTTTTATTAGTTAATATAGAATTTTGTGCTTTGTTAATGTTAATAGAGGTGTGTTCAATTTTTATATTACCATTTATTAAATATGCAAAAATTCTTTGATCTGAATTAGAAAATTCAAATAATGGTGAATTTAATGATATAGTTTTAAACCAAAATGAAATAGCTAATGGTTTATTTTCTAATGTAAAAGAGGATACATTTAAATAATTAAATATTGTATGTGAGAATTTTAAAAATTTCTTATCAAATTTATTTTGAGAAATAACTGGATATTGGATTATTAATTTATTATTTACTTCTGAAAAATTACTATTATAATTAAATAATGAAATGATTTCTTCATTAGATAGAATTCTATTATACATTCTAAAATCATCAATTGATCCACATAAATATGGATCAGGCCAATTACTTTTTCCCAAATAATTATATTTTCTTTCTATATTATTTGGGTATATAGTATTAATTCTTGTTGCATTAATATTTGGGTCTGGTTTCATTAATACACCATCAATATATACAAACCATGTTGCACTTGATTTATCATTTGAACCCTTTGGCACTATTGTCCAAACAAAATGTCTCCAGTTATCATCATTAATATTAATATCTCTATTATTTATTTTATAAAAATTATAATAATTTGAATGACTTCTATTATTATATACAGAACAGAATAAATAATTATTATTAATTCCTGCTATAATATTATTATTTTCAGAACCATTACCAAAGTCAAAAAATCTTGCCCAAGTTTTAGAATCTTTTGACTTAAACCAGAATGAAAAAGTATAACCATTATAAATATTATCTTGATCACAAATAAAAGATTTTAATTCAACATAATCTTCATTTTGGAAATTTACAGAATTAATATCAAGAACAGGATTATTTGTATTTTCATTTTTAATTAATGGTGTTGGATTATATTGTAATGGATAATTAGTGATTATAGGTTTATTTAATGGTATTTGAGGAATACTTACAAATTGTGGATCACCATTTATATATACTAAAACAGATGTTGTATGTTTCTTTAATTGAAAAATATTATTAACTTCTATATCTGTTAATTCTTTATCAATAATATAAAAATCAGATATAAAACCATCAAAATAAATATCATTTACCGATGATCCTCTACCAATAAAATTATTATTTCTTGTTATATCAAGTGGATAAATAGAACTAATAACTGATTTTAGTTTGCCATTTATATAAAATTTACTTATTTTATCTTGACTAATTGTCCATGTTACATTATACCACATATTATTTGATAATTTTATATCTGATATTAATCTATTTTTAGTTGTATTTTGATTTATGTAAAAATACAAATAACCATAACTATATTCACAAATTAAATTTGAACCAAAATCAAATATTTTACCTAATTCTTTTGTATTTCTATTCCTAATCCAAAATGAAATAGATATACCATTAGTACCTGTAGTTATTGAATCAATTTGTAAATATTGGTTTAATGAATTATTAAATCCAAAACATGGAAAATCTGTAGGAGTTTTAAAACCTTGAATTAAGTTTGTTGAAAATACTAATTTTGAGTCAGTATTTAAAGTTTCTGGAATATTTATTGTGTATATACTATTAATTTCATCTAGTGTTAACATTCTATTATAAAATCTAAAATCTTCAATAGTTCCATTATAGAATGGATTAGTCCAATTACTTTTACCAATATAAATATTTTTTCTAACAATATTTTTTGGATAATTAGTATTTGTTCTTGTTTTATTAGTGTTTGGTGTTGGTAATAATAATTCACCATTAATATAAATATACCAATTAGCATATACACCATCGCCATAAGGTTCAATAACCCATGTAAGATGTCTCCAAATATTATCATTAATATTAACATCAGTTGAATTATTAGTAACGGGATTAGGATTTTTGTAAAAATTGTAATAATTACTATCTCCTCTAGAATTAAATACAGAACAACATAAAAAATTATTATTAACACATACTAAAATATTATCTGAACCTGGACCATTACCAAAATCAAACATTCTTGCCCACGTATCTGAATTTATTGATTTAAACCAAAAACTTATAGTGATACCAGTTAATTCTGTTTGAAATGGATTAAAACTTATAAACTCATTATTTACTTTATTAAAATATAATGAATTACACCCAATTATTTTTTGGTTTTTATTTATAATCATAGATTGAAAATTATTATCAATTGTGTTTAGAATTATTTTTGTATTTTGTGTTCCTTGATTCTTTGTAGTAAATATACTTTTTAATGGTTTCGCTTCATTATTATAATAGAATGTTATTACACCTTCATTTTTACCTCTATTTATTATTTTATTTTCATTTAATGTTTCAAAATCATAATATAATACAAGTGCATAATCGTTATTTAATTCAGTTAAATTTTGTTTTGATGATAGTGTATATATTTCATTAGTTGATAATTGTCTATAATATAATCTAAAATCATCAATATAACCAGAATAATTTAATTTAGCATTTTCAGGGAAATTACTTTTACCAATAAAATTGAAATTTCTTGATACAATACTTGGATAACCACCATTAATAGATTTTATTAAAACACCATTTTTATATACTGACCAAATTGAATTTGTACTAATTGACCATGTAATATGATTCCAAACAGTTAAATCACCTATGTCAAAAACTTGACTAAATACAGTAGCATCACCTAAGATAGCAAATGTTAAATGTGAAACACTAGAAATATAACATGTTACATTAGATTTATTTGTACCTCTACCAAAATCAAATATTCTTGTTCCTGCTAATAATTGCAATGGTTTTATCCAAAATGAAAAGGTTAGACCATTAGGTGATAAACTTATATTAGGAATAATTATACAATCATTATAATTATTTCCCTGAATATTTACATAATCTAAATTTTTATAATTTTTAAAATTAATCAAACCATATGATGTTATATTAAGAGGATTTAAATTTATAATTTTATTTTTATCAATTGATAATGTAACTAAGGACTTTTTTGTAATATTATCAATTATTGTTTGTGGATTTTTAATTAAACTATAATCATATTTTATAATTTCTTCTGAATCCAGATTTTTTATTAATTCAAATCTTTTTTTAAGTTGATGTGTTGAATATAAAACAAGTACTTCTTTACTATTTAATTCTCTATTATAAATTCTAAAATCAGTTAAGAAACCATTTAAATTTGCATCCCAACTCACATTTGATTTTCCAATAAACATATTTAATCTGTTACTAATTGTTGGATAATTTGCACCTTTTATTGTAGATAATTCAGAACCATTTAAATATAATTTAAAAGTTTTTAAACTCTTACTTAATACCCATGCAACATGTATCCATTCAAAATTATAATTTTTAAAGAGTAAAACACCATTAGTATTATTCTTTTCTCCCCAAGTTCCAAAATGTAAATGATTTTGTGATGAATTAATTGCCATTGAAATATTATTTTGGTCTCGACCATTACCAAAATCAAAAATTCTTGACCATTGATCAGAATTAGTTCCTTTAAACCAAAATGAAAATGTTAAACCATTTTCACTAAAATTAAATTCAGATAATTCTAAATGTTGATCTAGATTATTATTAATATTTTTAATATTTGATAATCTTAGTGAATAAGTATCATCTTCTTTTACAGGAATAATTGGTCCACAAATTTTAACTAATAAGTTTGATTTTGAATTATTTTTGATATATTTAGTTATTCCTTCTTTTATCAAACTATTATTAGCAAAATAAAAAGTTGTACTTAAATTATTTGGTAAAGATGTGGATACTATAGAATTATCATCTAAAAATAATTTTAGTGAAAAACTAGTTATTCTTTCGGTACAGCAATCAGTTCTGGTATGAATAGTAACTGATTTTATTTTTTTAGGAGTACTATATATAATTTCCCAAAATGGTTGATCCATACTTCCTGAATGATAAATATAAGGATGAGGTCTAGGTGTATCCTTACCATCTAATGGTATTAATTTATTTGTACCTGACCATGGATCTGTTGCATTTACTTGATCTACTTTGTTGTCATAAATAATTTTATTATTATTAATATCATAAACAGTTATTTGAGCTATTTGTAACCAATTTTTTACACCATCAATTCTTATTTTTTTTGTTAATTTATTTTTTGTAAAATCAATATTTTTTAGAGGATCAACTTCATAAAAATCTGTATTTAAAAATTGTAAATTATAAACAAGTGCGGGATCTTTATTTAATGATAATAACATTAAATCATCTAATTTAATTGTTTCTACTGGTATTTTATCAGTCAAATCCATTTTATATATAAATTGACCTTGATAGTATAAATTACCAACTAAAAATAATGGCAGTTTGTTAATTCTGGATCTTATACAAATTACAGTATCATTAATTTGATATTTAATATTTTCACCATCAATTATTAATTTTAGATTAACAGTTTGATCATTTTCAATTATATTTCCAGTAGTTGGTCGTATTCTTGGTTGATTATTATATCCGGGAGCTATAGGAATTACACAATAACCATTTTCATTAATTGTTCTAAATCCATAAACTACACCAAAATCTTCATATCTATTTTCTGAAAATCCTACATTACAATTTAGTGGCGGTGGATGGATTGTTAACATAATAGGTCCACTTATACTATTTTTAGATGTAAACCCATAACCTGCATAAGTATAATAATTATTAGGTGTACTTACTATTATTGAACTATTTACTTGAGTCATAAAATTTGGTGTTTCAATATCAATACTAGATTTTGGTAAAGGTTTAATATATTTTGATCCTACTGCATATAATACATCTACCATTTCACTTGTAAAATATGAATTATATAATTTAAAGTCATCTATTTTACCTGTAAAACAATTATCTTTATTTAAATCTAACGAACAACCAATTATATTATAAACAAATATTTCATTATCTAAAAATGATCCTACTCTTGGATATTTAATTTGATTTCCATTTAAATATATATACCAATCTTTACCATCAAATGTCCAAACAAAATGAAACCATGAATTAATATATGATATTGTATCATTTATTGGAAAAGTTATATCACCTCCAGATAAATTTAAATTTACATAAATTATATTTTGATAAATATAAATATTAATTGATACAGTTTTACTTAAATTTTGAAATTGTAAAATATATTTTTTGTAATTTAAATTATTTGTATCAATTTGATCTTTTGATAGCCACATTGCTATAGTAAATTTATTGTTGTCAAATTCAACACTACTAATTTTTATATAATCATTGCAAATATTTTCATTTTTTGCAGTTTTATTTATAAATTTTGCACTATTTGGTCCTAATAATCCATCTGTAGTAATAATATTTAAATTACTGAGTGTAGCATCAAACATTAAACTATATCCTATTCTAAAAGATGGAATAATTAAATTTCTATCAAAGGGAATTTCAATATTATTTTCAGATGCCAATAAATCCCAGTTTATTTTATCATTAGAACCTAATAAATTCCACGATACAATATCATTTTCTGAATAATTAGTTGCTGTTTTAATTGAATATTGATTAATAGGTTTTTGAATACCACAATCTAGTACATGAGCATTTATAAGTGTAGTAATATTAGAATTTATCATAGTTTGGGAATAACTACTTGATAATTTTTGTGTTATTGTAGAATTATCATCTAAAAATATTAAAAGATTAAAATTACCTATTCTATCTAAACAACAATCTAATCTTGTATGAATTACTATTTCTTTAACATTAATAGAATTTTTAAATACCATTTCCCAATATGCATTATATGACGTATTAGAATGATAAATACCAGGATAATTTCTTGGAGCATCTATACCATCAATAGGAGTAGATATTGAAGTATTATAACCAGGTGGTGTTGCATTAATAGTAAAATTATTAGATGTAACTTTGGTATTACTATTATCATACACAGAAACTTGTGCTAATTGTAACCAATCATTACCTTCAAATCTAATTTTCGTCACTTTTTTATTTTTAAAATCTAATAAAGTTTTAATACCAAATCTGCTAATAACAGTTGTTTCAACTGGAATATTATCATAAGATAATATTAAATCACCTAATTGTGGATTTGTTGAATTAGGACCACGTAAACCTTTGCTTTCCAATTTATAATATCGATAATTTGCTGAATTAATTTGAGTATTAGATGATAAATCCGTATTAATACTCATATTTCTTAATGATTTATCTTTAACAGTTACTATATCAAAATTATAGTATAATTTAATTTTTTCATTTGATTCATCAATAAAATCAATATCACAACACCTACAATTTACAGGATCACCTACTATTTTAGCTTTTACTTGGCTACTATTACAAACTAATGTTGAACAAGATTTTGGTTTATCATCTATTTTACATGCAAAATCTTCTTTATCATTTTTATAAAAGACCAAAAAGAAAAATAATAAAATGAGTAATATTACTAATATTATATTCATATTATATAATTATATAAAAAATTTAAAGAAAAAATATATTTTCTTGTATATGAAAATAATTTTAGTGTGTATAAATAACTTTCAAGATTACATCCTAAATAATATTATAAATCTTTTTTTATTTGATAATAATGAAGTTACTATTATAACGAATAAATGTTTTTTTGATAAGTTTAAAAATTTAAATATTAATTTAATAGATTGTGATGTTTTAGATGATTACAATTTTAATTCAGAATCAAAAATTGATAAAAATTTTAGAAATGGTTTTTGGCATTTATGTTCTTTAAGACTGTTTTATTTGTTTTCTTACATCAAAAAGTTCAATTTAAAAAATATTATTCATATTGAAAATGATGTACTTATTTATGAAAATCTTGATAATATAAAAGAAAAATTCATAGAAAATAAAGTTTATGCAACATATGATTGTGATAATCGTGTTATACCAGGTTTAATATATATTCCAAATTATATATCTTTTGAACCAATAATTAAAAATTATAATTATAATTTTAATGATATGCAAAATTTAGCATTATTTGATGAAAATACAATTTTACCATTACCTATTTTTACAAATAATTATTGTAATCATAAAATAACAAAACTTTACAATAAATTTAATTGTATTTTTGATGCTGCAGCAATTGGACAATATTTAGGGGGTATTGATCCTAGAAATCAATCTGGTGATACAAGAGGTTTTATTAATGAAACATGTTTAATTAAATATAATGATTTTAAATTTTATTGGATAATTAATGATAAAGGATTATATCAACCACATTTATTTTATAATGGAAACTATATTCAAATAATTAATTTACATATTCATTCAAAAAATTTAAATAAATTTATAGCTAATCATCCCAAAGAGACAAAATTTATTACTATTCAATAACTTAATATATATTTTGTAAATTATAAATAAATTTACTGATTAAAAAGTACATATTTTATTTCTTTATAATTGATTATATCAATAAATAAATATAAATATAAATGTTATATATTATTATATATATTTATGAATATTATTTACATTCATGTATGTTGTATCAATAATTATAAAGAAATATTTAATTATCTGATAGATTGTATTAAAAAAAGTGGATTATATGATAGTATTAAAGAAATTAGGTGTTGTATTTTAGGTGATTATGATTCAAAGTTATTTGATGATGACAAAATAGTTATACGAGCTACTTCATATGACACCTCATTGTATGAAGTATTTACTATAAATAAGTTGTATGAAGATTGTAAAAATACGGAATTTGATTTTAATATTTTATATCTACACACAAAAGGAATAACTAAACCTGATAATATTAATGTTAAAAGTTGGTTAGAATATCTATGTTATTTTAATATTTATCATTATGAAAAATGTTTACAATTTCTTGAATTTAATGATGCGGTTGGTGTAAATTTACAAAATGAACCACAATGTCATTATTCCGGAAATTTTTGGTGGTCTAAATCGTCTTATATAAATAAATTAGACAAATGTCAATATACTAGCTATACTAGTCCTGAATTTTGGTTAACAAAAGATAAAAATGGTGAATATATTAGTTTATGGGCTTCTCATGTTAATCATTATTATGTCAATTATTCTAAGGAAAATTATGAAAATAAACCAATTTTACCATATAAGTGTGATTGAAATGAATAAAAAATTATTGTTAACTAGTAAAAAAAAATTGAAAAAATAACTACAATAAGATATGTAAGTATTATATGTCATCATTTATAAATAAAGATAATAAATCATTAGATTTGGTATTTTGTATGGATTGTACTGGTAGTATGGGTCCTTATATTATTAAAGCTAAAGAAAGTATTAAAAGTATAGTTACAAATATAGTAGAAAAATCAGGGTGTAATGATATTTTATTTGGTCTAGTTGCATATCGAGATCATCCTCCTCAAGATGATACATTTATTACTAAAAAATTTAATTTTACAAATAACTTAGAAACAATGCAAAGTTATTTAAATGAACTTTTTGCTAGTGGGGGGGGTGATGGACCTGAAGCACTAACATCTGCTTTATTTGAAATTAAAAACATGGAATGGAGAGAAGAAACAACAAAAATTGTAATTGTTATTTCAGATGCGCCACCTCATGGTTTAGGAGAATATGGTGATGGATTTCCTAATGGCGATCCTGACGGTCATGATCCAATTATTATTACAAAAGATTTAGCAAAAAAAGGTATTACTATTTATTCAGTTGGGTGTGAACCAGAAATTAATAAATATAAATTTGCTAGAGCTTTTTTAATTTCATTAGCAAATTTAACAGGAGGACAATCAATAGGATTAGAAAATGCTAATTCTTTAGCAGATGTTATTCTTGGTAGTACAATTGAAGAATTAGGAATTACTAAATTACTTGATAAAGTAGAAGAAGAAACAATAAAAGTTAAACATATGTACACATCGTCTGGTAGATCATATACTGATGATATAGTACTTAATGATGTTTTTAATAATTTAAGAAGAGATCTACATGTAACCCCTCAAATTAGAGGTTGTACAATGATGAGAGATATATCAGAAGGTATTATTGAAGGGTCCGATGATTTAGCTTCTGCTAGAAGAAATCTTATTTCTAATAAAAGAGATATATCATCTGTACCTACACCACCATTAACAAAATACCCAAGATTTGATGATTTGTCATTACCACCATTTGATGATTTGTCATTACCACCATTTGGTGATTTGTCATTACCACCATTTGGTGATTTGTCATCGCCATCATTTGATGATTTGTTATTACCGCCATTGGAATCAAATAAGAAATCTGATAAAATTGATGTTATTGATGATATTATTACAAAGGATCAAGTAAAACGTTTAATTTCAAGAAACACTAGTAAAAGTACTTCTAAATAAAATAATTATTTTACACCTTTTCTCATTTGAAAAAAATAATGTTAATAGAGCTATGAAAATAATTATAATATAATTTTATATAATATTATAAATGTATTTATCATTATCATCATCATACGCAGGCAATGCTTGTGCTGTTCGTCAAAGTATAATTAATTATACAACGACCTCAAATGAAACACAATTTTTTGATTGGTTAGTAACAAGTATGAAAAGTGTAAATCAACTATTAGAAAATACACCAATTATATTTGAAAGTAATTATATATATCCAAATACTACATCTATTAATTTTAAAAATTTTGATTTATTAGTTTCACATCACGATATTCACAAATTTAATGACAATAGCATAAATGAAATAACCAAAAAATATATTCGTCGATATGAAAGATTAATTAATACAATTAAAGAACAAAAAAAAATAAATTTTATTAGGTATTGTAAAAATCAACAAAATTTAGAAGAAGAAGAAATTTATACATTTTACAAAAATATTAAGAATATTAATCCCAAGTTAGTATTTAATTTTATTTTGATAAGTGACTATAATGATTTAGTAATACCTAGTAATTTAGATAATTTTATTTATATTAATTTAAACAATTATGTTGATGATGATATTTTAAATGAAACAGATGATTATTTTAAAATTATTAAATCATATAAGTGTGTTTTTAATTTAGTAAAATAATCAGCATTTTACACCCTTGAAGATTTAAAATGAGACAAAATTTTAATATATAAATATTTATATATTACACCCTTGCACATTTAAAACGCCGATTATTTTTCTTCTAATTTTTTTAATCTTTCATCTATAATATGTAAAATATTATAGACCGCTTCTAAATGCGTAACAAGTTCTTGGTCATAATATTTTGCTAATGGAACTGATTGAGAATATCTTTTATTATTAATCGCAGTTTTCTTTTCAGTCAATAAATCATTTATGACCTTAAAATTATGATCTATTGATGTTTTTTTATCACTTTCATCTTTTTCTTTTTTTTGTTTTTCCAATTCTAATATTCTTAATTGTAATTGTTGTATTTCTTCGGGAACTGAACTCATCTTAAAATATAAATACTATTTTGTTTATTATTTATATTTCAATTTTATTATAAAATCGGCGTTTTAAATGTGCAAAGGTGTAAATGTCAAAACACAAAAGCGTAATTTACACGTTCTGTAACGGGCAAACCTTGAAGATTTATTTTTTGACATTTTTTGTCTCATTTTAAATCTTCAAGGGTGTAAATGAGAAAATGTTTAATAAAAAAGTTATTAAATTAATATTTTATTCATTATCTGAATCAGAATCTGAAATATAATCATATGTATTTTTTTTATTATAAATTGAATTCTGTATATCAACATTATGAATTATTTCTATAACTTGACTATAAATTTCTTGTTGAGTCCATGGTTCAATCCATTTACCTTCTGAAAATATAGAATAACTAAATACATCATTATCAAATGAAATACCATTATACCATATCAAATTTTTAAATTCTTCATAATCATCAGGATAATCAACATTTAATGTTATACTATTTTTAACTGTTACTATAATTTTATTATAGCAATCATCAAGATCATTACAAACCAAATATAATGATTCATATTTATTTTGTTTTGGTTTAGTTAATAATATATTTACTGGTATTGACATAATTGTAAATATTTATTAATAATTTTTATTTAATTCAATTTTTTATATAATAAATTGATTTCTCATGATTTACCTAAATTACTAATTCTATAAAAAATTTGATAAAAATATATTTTATTATATAATAATTAATTTATGGTTAATAAATTGGTTATTGTAGAGTCACCTGGTAAAATTAAAAAAATTACTGAATATTTAGGAGAAGGATATATTGTTAAAGCATCATTTGGTCATTGTATGGATCTTGATAAAAAGACATTATCAATAGATGTAGAAAATAATTTTAATCCAATATATGTAATATCAGAAGATAAACGTAAGATTGTTAAAGAATTAATATCTCTTGCTAAGAATTGTGAAGTTATTTTGGCATCAGATGAAGATCGTGAAGGGGAAGCAATTGCATATTCACTTGGTAATATTTTAAATTTAAAAAATCCAAAAAGAATTGTCTTTCATGAAATAACAAAAAAAGCAATTAAAGAAGCTATAGAAAATCCTCGTGAAATTGATATGAATATGGTATATGCACAACAAGCACGTAGATTATTAGATAGATTAGTTGGATATAAAATTAGTCCTATATTATGGAAACAAATGAATACAAATACTGTTCAATCAGCAGGAAGAGTTCAATCAGTTGTTGTTAAAATAATAAATGATAAAGAAGAAGAAATAAAAAATTCTATTAATACACCTTATTATAAATCAACAGTAGTTTTATATTACAATAAAAATAAAATAAATGGTTTATTAACAAAAGCTGATAATGAAATTTATAAATTTCTTTCAAGTGATATTGCAAAAGACTTTTTAAAAAAAATAAATCAAGAAACTATTTTTAAAGTTATTGATGTACAAAATAAAAAATCTACTAGAAAACCTTCACCGCCATTTATTACATCATCATTACAACAAGAAGCATCAACAAAATTAAGATTTGGTGTTCAAAAAACAATGCAAGTTGCACAAAAATTATATGAAGAAGGTTTAATAACATATATGAGAACTGATTCAACATGTTTATCTAATGATTCAATTAATAATTGTAAAGATTATATTAAAAACAATTTTGGTGATAATTATTCAAAACCAAATCCATATAATATAAATAAACAAGGATCACAAGAAGCGCATGAAGCAATAAGACCAACAAATGTTAATTATGAAATATCTGATAACTTGGATAAAGAGTGTAAAAAACTATATGATCTAATTTTTAGAAGAACAATAGCATCACAAATGTCGCCAGCTGAATTAGATATTCAAACAATAAAAATAGATACATTAAATAAAAATAAAAGTATATTAAAAGATTTAGATTCACTTTGGATATCAACATTTGAATCAATTACTTTTGATGGATTTTTAAAAATATATAATGACAAAAATGAAGAAGATGATACAAGTGATACAAATAAAAATGAAAAAAAAATAGAATTAAAAAATGATACTACCCTACTTTTTGATTCTATAAAAATTTCAGAAGAGTACACAAAATTGCCTTTAAGATATAATGAAGCAGGACTAGTTAAATATTTAGAAAAGAATGGTATTGGTAGACCATCCACATATGCATCTATAATTAATAAAGTTATTGAAAGGAAATATGTTGAAGTAAAAGATATTGAAGGAATTAAAAAAGAATCAAAAAATATTGATCTAGATAAAAAGTATAAAATAAAAGAAACAATAAAAGAAGTATTATTAGGAAAAGAAAATAAAAAAATAGTACCAACTAATCTGGGATTAAGTGTTAATAATTTTATGATAACAAATTTTTCACCAATAATTCAAGTTGAATTTACTGTTGAATTTGAAAAATATTTAGATATGATTGCAGATGGTAAAGCAAAATGGTTTAATATTCTAGATAAATTTTATAAAATGTTTAATCCAATTGTTGTTGAATTATCAAACAAAATTATAAAAGATAAAGAAGATAAATTTTTTATGAAACATCCATCATTAGATGTTGATATATTTATTGGAACAGGAAAATATGGACCTTATGTAAAATTTTTAGATGAAGATGAAAAAATTAAATATGTTTCAATACCAGAATTAGAAATATCAGAAGAAGAAATTGTGGAATTAATTAAATATCCAAAATATATTGGAAAATATGATAAAAAAAAAGTATATATTCATTTGGGAAAGTTTGGATATTATATTAAATGTGGAGACAAAAATATATCATTCAATCAAGATGATTTAGAAAAAGTAGATATTGATTATTGTAAAAATTTAATGGAATCAGGAGATAAATATGCATTAAAAACATTTAGAATTGAAAATACAACAATAAATGTAAAGGATGGTCAATATGGACCATATTTACAATTATTAAATTCAAAAAATAAAGTACTAAAAAATATTTCAATACCAAAAAATATCGATGTAAAAGAAATTACTGTTAAAGATATAATGAAATTAATTGATAAAATTTAATTTAATATAAAAATATCTAAATTATATTATATATGAACGCTCAATATCAAACTGATAATACTGAAAATGACGTTATTAATGTTGTTCCACAGAAACCACAATATTCTTCACTATATTTTATTACACATTTAATTTTATCTTTCTTTGCAATTTATCTTTCATGGAAATGCGGTGGATCTAAATTTGATGCAATGCAATTTATAGCTGCATTATGCTGTCCTCACTTATTTATTATTTGGGCTTTAGCTGTACATGGAGGTTGTGGTATCTTTGAATGTGCAAATAATATGAGCACAAAATACATTTAATAAAATATTGATTATAAATCAATATCTGAAGATACTATAATAATACTTTTTAAAATATCTAAAATATCATTAGTGTATCTTATATTTTTTATTTCATCAAAAAACTCTTTATATTCATCTTTACTAACTGTAATTTGATTAATTTTTTTATTTGAATAGTTTTCAAGTAAAATTAAAAATTTAGATATTGTATTATTTTTTTGTAATCCATTTAATCTCTTTAAATGAGAAATAAAATTTAATACTTTCTCATTATTAAATGATTCTAAACTACTTTGTATTATTAATTCTTCTAAACTACTTTGTATTATTAATTCTTCATTCATTTTTTCTGTTTCTTCAAACTCTTCTAAACTTTTTATTAATATCATATCTATTTCATCAGTTGTTTCTTCATAATCTTTTAAACTTTCTTCAATAGCTTTATCAATATCATCTTGTGGTATTAATCTATCTGTATAGGTTGGGATAGGTTCTCTAATATCTTCATCATAATCCATAATAAATTTAAATTATATTTAATATTATATGAATTCAATTTTTATACAATTTTATTAATAAAACCATTTTGTTTTTCTAATGTATTATTGATATAATCATAAAAAGATTTAATTCTAGGATTTTTTGTTTTAGTAGATTTGCTAATTTGTATTATAGAAGAATTTTTTTCTTTAATATCTTTTAATAAATTTTTATCATTAACAAACATTTGGTTTCTATACAAATAAATATATAAAACTAATAAAAAAATGTAGATTATATAATCTTTTTTACTACTTGTTTTATGTAAAATATCAAAAGAATATACTTGTGATATAACCAATAAAAGACCAAAAATTATTGATAAATATATTTTATTCATATTTATTGTAATATCTTTATACGAATTTGAAATTAACAAAGGTAAAATAAACATATTAACTATAAAAGTAAATATAAACATGTAAAAAATATTATGTGTTAAATACATTATATATATATATTAGATTTTTTTTAAATTTAATAAATTTATTTTTTACCTCCAAAATATGGTTTACCATGCCCTTCTTTTATCATAATGTTATTTATTGAATCATTATCAACATTATTATACACATTTACTAAAATACGACCATATTTATCAAAATCAAAACATTCTATTTTGATTAGCCCAGTTGGTGATTTATTAATTAATTCTAAAAATCTTTCTTTAGCTTTATGAGCTAATTTTATTTCTTCCTCTCTATTTTCTTTATTAAGTAATGGCTTCATTTCAGGACTATCATAACCACAACATCTACACTTATATTTTATAATTTCACCATTATAGATAAATATAACTGTTAAAGTATCTCCATCATAAACAGAACAACATTTGGCATCCAAAATCTTATTCTTAAAACTAAAATATGGAATAATATCATGATTAGTTTTCTTTAAAATATTATTTATATCACTATTTAATTTTTCATTTAAATTATTTGGTATACAAAACTTATTACCCATACCAAATAAATTATTATTTTAATATATGTATTTCAATTTTTTTATATGTATATATAATGATTATAATAATTTTGATAGTTATATTATTATTTCTAATTTTTTCAAAGGAAGAAAAATTTCAAACTGATAATTTTGTACCAGATTTTATGTCAATTTATGAAAAAAAACTAGGTAGATTTAAAAATAGTGATACAACAAAAAAAATACTTTTACTTGGATCAACTTCACAAAAAAAATTAGATTTCTTTACTAATTATTTTAATGATTCAATAATCTATGTTTATAATGAAGATAATATTGTATATAAAAATATTAATGAAAGTATAATAAAAAATGAGGATTATCCATTTATGATAGAAGAAGCTGATAAATTAAAAAGATCAAATAAAACATTTGATATAATTCTAACACAAGGTCAAATATCTATTGATAACTTTATGTTTATAGCTAAAAATTATATTAATTTACTTGAAAAAGATGGTATAATAATTTTTGAAAATATACAAACATTAGATAATATTGGTAAAATTATTGATTCAATACCATTAGATATTAAAAATAAAATTGAAATTCACGATTTAAGAAGAATAAATGGTAAATATGATAATATATGTATTATTATGGATAAACATATTTAATAAAAAATAATTTATAAATGATTATAATGGATATTATTTTTTATATTATATTATTTGTTATTTTGTATTGTGTATATAGAATATTTATATGTGAAAAATTCACAAAAAATATTTATTTAAGTAAAAGTGAATTAGAAAAAACATTAATAAATAATAAAGATAAATATTATGAAACATTTAATGATAATGATTTAAGAGTAAGAAATATTGAAGACATAAGTAATTATCATGAAATAATAAAATCATGTTGTATCAATATTTCAAATAATATAGAGAAAATATTAGATGAATTAACACAACTTGCAGATAATAAAATAAAAAAAATAAAAATAAAAGGTTTTGATGGCATTAAAGCCTCAAATTTACAATGGATTATTGGTATTGTATCTGGTAAAAAATATGAATATGGACTGCCACATACAAGAAATATGACAATTATAATACCTGAACATATTTTAGATAATAAAGATATATTATTACGTGTATTAATACATGAAAAAATACATATATATCAAAAAATTTATCCTGAAGATATTAAGATTTGGTTAAATAATAATGGATTTAAAAAATATAGACTAAGAACAAAAAATGATAATGTAAGAGCAAACCCTGATATTGATAATTTTATTTATAAAAATAAAAACAATAGTTTGATAATGTCAAAATATAATGAGTTGCCATTATCAATTAATGATGTTAAATATTATCCATTAAATGATTATAGATATGAACATCCATTTGAATCAATGGCGTATACATTAGAAGATATGATTAATAAATAAATGATGTTTTATTAAATTTTTTAAGTTTATCATAAATAATTTCTTTTAAATATTTTAAAAAAAATTATTTATTTAAAAAAATATTTTTATTAATGTCTTAATGGAAACCGAGACGTATGCTTTTTCTGCCGATATCAATCAATTGTTATCATTGATAATCAACACAATTTATTCAAACAAAGAAGTATTTTTAAGAGAACTAATATCTAATAGTTCTGATGCATTAAACAAAATTAGATACCAAAGTTTAACTGAACCAACATGCTTAGACACAAATCCAAATTTAGAAATAAATATTTTATTTGATCATGATAAAAAAGTCTTGACAATCATGGATTCAGGTATTGGTATGACTAAAGATGAATTAATTAATAATCTAGGAACTATTGCAAGTTCAGGTACAAAAAAATTCATTGAAAATTTAACATCAAAAGATGTTTCATTAATTGGTCAATTTGGTGTTGGATTTTATGCTGCTTATTTAGTAGCTGATAGAGTTAGTGTTGTATCTAAAAATAATAGTGATGAACAATATATTTGGGAATCTGAAGGTAACGGAACTTTTACTATTAGTAAAGATGAATCTTCAGAAAAATTATTAAGAGGAACAAAAATTATGTTACATATGAAAGATGATATGCAAGACTATTTAGAAGAATCAAGAATTAGAGACTTGGTTAAAAAACATAGTAATTTTATTGATTTCCCAATTAATATTCAAGCACAAAAAACGAGAGAGTATGAAGTAGAAACAGAAGAAAAAGATGAAAATGGGGATCTTAAAAAAGATGAAAATGGTGAAATTAAAAAAGAAACTAAATCTGAATCATATACTGAAATGGAACAACTTAATAAAACTAAACCATTATGGACCAGAAATCCAAAAGAAATAACTGAAGAAGAATATTCTGAATTTTATAAATCATTAACAGGAGATTATGATACATATCTCGATCATTTACATTTTTCTGTTGAAGGTCAAGTAGATTTTAAAGCTTTATTATTTATTCCTAAAAGAGCTCCATATGATCTTTTTGATGGTCAAACAAAAAGAAAAAGTGAACTTAAACTTTATGTTAAGAAAGTATTTATTACAGATGATTTTGAAGATCTAATCCCAGAATACTTAAAATTTGTTAAAGGTGTTATTGAAACTGATGATGTTCCACTAAATATTAGTAGAGAAATGTTACAACAAAATAAAATTATGAAAATTATTGGTAAAAACATTGTTAAGAAAGTATTAGAAATGTTTTCATCTGTAAGTGATGATTCTGAAAAATTTAGAATCTTTTATGAACAATATAGTAAGCATATTAAATTAGGTGTTCATGAAGACACTACAAATAGAAATAAATTAGCAAGTTTACTAAGATATGAAACTTCAAGAAGTGATGGTGATTTAATTTCTCTTGATGAATATATTGAAAATATGAAAGAAGGACAAACTAATATTTATTATATGACTAGTGATTCAGTAAAATCAATTCAAAATAGTCCTTTCTTAGATTATTTTAAATCTAAGGAATATGAAGTATTATATTTAGTAGATCCTTTAGATGAATATATTACTCAACAACTTAGAGATTACAAAGAAAAGAAACTCTTATGTATTACTAAAGAAAATGTTGATTTAAATGCAAATGATGCTGAAAAAGAAGAACATGAAAAAAATAATACAGAATTCAAAGGAGTATGTGATTATATCAAATCAGTATTAAATGATGAAGTAGAAAAAGTTGTTGTTTCTAATAGATTAGAAAAATATCCATTTTTATTATCAACAAGTGAATTCGGATGGACAGCTAATATGCAAAGAATTGCTAAAGCACAAACTTTTGGAAAACAAGATATGATGCAATTTATGATGGGTAAAAAGATTTTAGAAATTAGCCCTAAGCATGAAATTGTTCAAAAAATGAAATCTAGATTAGAACTAAATAGTGAATCCGATATGAAAGATCTTGTTAGATTACTATATGATCTTGCCTTACAATCATCTGGATTTAATATTGAAAATTCTACTGATTTTATTAGTCGTGTATTAAAATTAGTTAATCATGATTTAAATAATATTAGTGAAAAAAATACAGATATTAGTGAGAAAAATATTGATATTACTATTTAAAAAAAAAAAAATATAATATAATATAATTTAATGAAAATTTGTAATTTTGATTTAATTATACTTGTTATTGTAATGTTTTTTGTTGTTTTCGCATATGATCAAATAAAAAATTTAATAAATAATTAAGAAAACTTTCAATCAACAACAACTGGTTATCAAGCTGATATTGAAGCCATAAGAAATTTATCTAGTATTGCTACACAATTAACTACTAATAATAAGTTAACTATACCTTGTTCATTAATAATCACTAATAAATTAGCAACTAATAATTTAGATCCTTATAATATGCCTGATGGTTGGGGAGGTGGAATTAGAACATTCGATATATATGGTAGTGGTACAATTGGTTGTGGAATTGATGGTAAACAATTAAATGCATATTTAAATAGAGATGGTGATGGTTATTTTAGGAAATCATTAACAGCATATAATTGTAGATTAGGAGGTGGTGTTGGGGCTTATATGGTTGATGGTAATAGTGGTTCAAATTTATTTGCTATATTATGTTCTATTAAAAATACTAACTGGTTTGGTATTGGAGATAGAGATGATAATTATTTTGTATTACCTGGTTATAGAATTCAACTTTTTACAGGATTTGATTATACTAATGATAATAATGAAAATGGTAATAACCCATTTAATGATTTTGATAATACAAATGGTTCGCAAACAATTTATAAAGCAATGCAGACTAAGATAAATAATACATCATCCTTAAAATTATTTTTCTTAGGCACTGAGGTAAAAATAGATGGTGTTTCATAATTTTAATTTACTATAAAATTTTTTGTTTTTTTCAATATGATTAAATAAATACTAGTTATCAATTATTGCAACCAAAATTACAACAATAGTAAATACAACTAAATATTATAAACTAATTAAATTTAAATACTTCATCTATCCTATTCCTTTCTTTTTCTTCTTCAGTTAATTCATTTTTATATTTATTATAAACATAACCTACTAATTTATTTTCCATATTTGGTAACCATGGTATTCCTTCAAAATATTTATGTTTGTACATAAAATCAACATAAAAATCGACTGGGTACAAATGAGATATAGAAGATTTTGGATTTGTTGTTAATTTTGCTAATGATTTAGGTAATAAAAAATTCATTTGTTGTGGTAAAATTATTAGTAATTGTTCTAATGGTGTAATTGGATTTCCTTTTTTAAATTTAATTTGATTCATATCAATCATATATTTATTAATATCTGATAAAAAAGGTGGATAATCATATGGATAATGCCAATTCCAATCAGGTATTTCTTGAAAATAATAATATGTTGCCCATCTAATACCAATTAAATAATGTTCTACCATTTTTTTTACAAAATCTTCTAATTCATCAACCGTTACACCATAATAATAATTATAATAATTAAATCTATAATTATTATCAACACCAATTCCGACATGATCTGTAACTTTAAAAAGTACATTATCTATTTTTTCAAGTTCTTTTTTATAATCATCATTATTTGTATAGTGGTGATATCTCTTTTTATTATAATTTTTAGTTAAAATTGCATCTTCATTTAATGCTAATTTACCTATAAATATTTCTAAAAATATTTGATTTATTTTTTTTCTATCTTCTGATAATAAATATTTTTCATCATTTATTATAATTTCTTTAAATGTTTCCATATATATTTTTATTAATGTTTCAATTCCTTTTTGACCAATATCTAAAGCATGTAAATGTGGTAAAAAATCATTTCCTAAAAAATAACATAAAAATATAAAATCATTAATAACTCTATCTTTATTTAAACTTATATTTTCAATTTCCGACTCAAATGAATTATGAATACAATCTCTCATTATTTTTATTGAGACATAATTTAATTTATCATCCTTTGATCCATCAAAATGTTGAGCTTCACGTAATAAATACACATTATCTAGTTTAGTAACTAACATTAAAAATATTAAATCAGCATCAAGACCATAGGTAACATAAGAATATGGTTTTTTATTTTTTTTTATAAAATCTAATAATTTATGTTCACCTTCACCAGGTGTATTAGCACTTGAATATATAATTCTAATTGATTGTTTTTTACACCAATCAATTAACTTTATATGAAGTTTTTGCATAAATTTTGTACCTGGACTTATTGCGCTATTGCTCCAAAAATAAGTATGTGGAATATTGTATTTATCTTTTATTTTATCATAGAATTCTTTATCATGATAAGATCTAAATCTTCGTTGTCTTTGTTGTTTCATTTTTGCTGCACATACTGGTCCATCAATAGCTATGTAAACACCTTTCTTTGGATCAACATATTTAATTATTTTATCAATATATTCAATAACTGCATTTATCATTTTATTTTCTAAACTTTTAAAATTTATATTTGTTTTTTCACTTTCTTCTGCTAATATTTTAAAACATATTGGATGTATTAAACAATTTGTATCAATTAAAAACCAATCAATTTTCTTTACTATTTCATCATCTGTTGATTCTTTTGAAAATATAAATTGTTTTTGTTTATAATTTCTCATCAACCATGCAAAAAATTTTGGTACTCCCATAAAATATATGATTATTACACTTTAAATGTTGATAATTCATTTTTTATTAAAATTTTATGTTTTTTAATTTATTAAATAAAAATAATAAAAGAATAACATGCGATGTATATAGATTTAAACTATTTTTACTTAAATAAGACAATAATTTATTTTCAGGTACATTTATTTTTTCAATATTATAGTTTTCAATAAAATACATTCCAAAAATAAATAATGGTAACCATTTAAATAAAGGAAACCAATCCATCATATTATATTTTAATGATGCTCCTGTTATTGTATCAATAAAGTTATTTATCTTTGGTGGTTCAATAAATGAAAATAATAAAATAAGAATAATATACAATTTTGGATAAGGAACAATAAATGAACCTAAAATACTTGCAAGACCAATAAAATGCAATATACCAAATCTTATGTAAAATTCAGGATATAAAATATATGTTGTGATTGATATAATAATTGCATGAAATAATATTTCAATATTTCTTTTAAATTTATTTTTCATAAATGATTCTTTATTTTTTTTATAATTTAATACTAATGAACAACCTGCTAAAAATATAAATAATGTTCTTGCTATTGTACCCGATAAATCTATAAAAATATTTTTAGAATATTCCGTTTCATAATATGTTGATACATCATAAAAATAAAATATATGTTGAATAATCATAAATATAAATGCTAATCCTCTTAAATTATCAATTATTGCTATTCGTGTCATTATATCTAATTAGAATAAAATTTTTATTACATAAATCAAATATTAAATAATTAATTTGTTAGTATAATTTTCTGAAAATATAAAAATAATATATAAAAATAAATTAATAGTTTAAGATAAAAAAATATATAATAGAATAATTAATGGATAGTAAAAAATATAATTTTATTAAAGATAGAATATCACATATTTCTGAACTTGTTAATAAATCCCATGTTGATTCAATTATTGATTATGAAAATAATGATAAATCATTAGAAAATTATTTTAAATCGGAAGATATACGTGAATTGATGCCAAAAAAATTTATTGATTTTAATGATGCAATAAGTAATTTAGGAGGAAAATTATTATACATAAAAAGTGGTTCAACAGGACATACATTTAAAGGTGTGTATCCACCTAACGAAAAAGATAAACAATCATATGCAGTAAAAATTGTTGCATATCCAAAAAAAGAAAACTATGGTGATATGTATAATATAAAAAGACCTGAAAATGCAGAATTACTAATGATAAAATTATTATCACAATTTGTCGTTAAAAAACAAACTCCACATATTGTTTTACCAATAACAACATTTAACACAAGTATTAGACCATTTTTAAGTTTATCTAAAAAAGATATTGTAAATAATAAAAGGTATGATCAATTTCTAAAAAAATATAAAGAAGGTGAATATTATCAAAATGTTTCAGTTTTAATATCTGAATGGGCAAACTCTGGGGATTTATTAGATTTTATAAGAAAAAATTATAAAGAATTTAAAATTAAACATTGGAGATCAATATTTTTCCAGTTATTATCAGTTTTAGCAATTATACAAGCAAAATATCCTTCCTTTAGACATAATGATTTAAAAATGAATAATATATTAGTAAATGAAATAGCAATTTCTCCAACTGATAATAAATATTTTTATAAAATAAATAACCAAGTATATCATGTCCCAAATATTGGTTTTCAAATAAAATTATGGGATTTTGATTTTGCATGTATACCAGGAATTGTTGATAATAGTAAAGTTGATGCAGATTGGACAAATAAAATTAATGTTAAACCTGAAAAAAATAGATATTATGATATCCATTACTTTTTTAATACTTTTGTTAAAAAAGGTTTTTTCCCAGAGTTTTGGACTGAAGATTGTATTCCTGAAAAAGTAAAAGAATTTGTTAATAGAATAGTTCCAGAAAAATATCAAGATGGTGAACTAATATCTGATAGAGGAAGATTATTAGTTAATGATGAATATTTAACACCTGACGAAATTTTAAAGAATGATGTATTCTTTAAAGCTTGGAGGATAGATTAATAATATTTGGAGGATAGATTAATAACATTTGGAGGATAGATTAATAACATTTGGAGGATTAATTAATAACATTTGGAAGATAGATTAATCTGAAGCTAAATTATTTGGTGGAGGAATTATCATAAATGGGGGTGTATTATTTGAACTATTTGTTGGTTCATGTGGTATTTTAAATTCTAAAATATTATCTAACATATTATTCATAGTTTCTTCATTATTTGATGGTTCAATTGAAGCATTATAATTATTAGTTTTAAATTGCTTAGAAAAATCTATCATTGGCATAGACATGTTTATGATATTTTTATCTTTATTATTTAATAATTCATTGTAATTTTCATTATAACTATTTAATATTTCATCATAATTTGGTATTTCAATATTATCAACATCAATATTATAGTTTGAATCAAACTTTAAATTTAAATTGACAGGATTATCATAATAACTAGGTTGTGAATAATTATTACATTTTTCAGGAATTTTTTGTGATTCTATAAGAGAATTATCAAATATTACCTTATTTGTTACATCATTTGTAATATCAAAATTTACTTTTTTAGCATTAATATCTGATTCATTACTATTTACATTAATTCTTATTTTTTTGAAAACAATATAAGATGCATTTTTGACAACATCGTTTCTTATATCAATTGATAAGAATACTTTTAGTTGACCAATATTATTATCACAATTAACTGTAAATGAAAAGGGATTAACTTCTTTTCCACTTAAATTAGTATAATACGAAACAGGACCTTCAATATTTAATTCAGTAAATTTAAAACTTCCTGAATTTAATTTATTGAATATTATTGTTTTAATTTTTTCTAATTCAATTTCAGAAAAATTCTTTTGTTCAGAATCACTAACAGTTAAAAAATAATCATCAGTATCTGTTGTAACTATTTTTTCCATAAATGCATAAAGATTTTTTAATAATTTAACATCTAGTTTTGGATTTTTTTCAATCATTTTTTGAATAAACATATTTTGATGATATGAAACAAAAGAAGGAGCTTTATCTTGAAATTCTGATAAACCTTTAAATGTTACAATACCAAAATCTTCATTATAATTAAATATTTGTTTAATAAATCTATTAATTTTAAAAATTAAAAAATTTAAATATTTTTTTAAAACAAATAATACTGAATCTGGATTTGGTGATATGTATTTTAAAACAATTAAAATTATTAAAAATATAAATATATTAAAACATAAATTTTGATTCATTTAGTTAAATTATATATAGTTAGAATATAATTTATGACCCTTCGTAACCATCAAATGCTTCGGCTGTTCCATCTATATCATCGTCAACTTCATAATCATCTACATCAAATGCCTCTTTTTCTTCACGTAAATCTTCGTTTTGTTCTTTTACTTTTTCTTCATCAATTTCTTGTATATTAACTAATTCTTGATACATACCAACAAATTTAACTTGATCATCAATATATGGTAATTCATTCAATAATATGTAATCATATTTTCTTACTTCAATATTTGTATAATCAATATTTGTATTTTTATTTAAAGCTTTAAATAACTTAACGATCATATGAGATAATTCTGATTCTATTGCAGGTTGTTTATTATAGTCTAATAATCTATTTAAATTCATAATTATATAATAAATTAATTTACTGTCTGTATTATAAATATTATTTAAAAATTTACAGTCAATATAACTTTCATTCAATAAATCAATATCAATATCAATTTTTATATTTTTTAAATTTACATTATTAATTATATATGTTGAATGTTTAAAAACTGAATTATGACCTTCTTTATCTTTTAAATTAAATTCTCTTAATTTTTTTGTAAATTCTTGTATTATTTCTTTTTCATTTTTATTATAAAATCTTGAGTTTATAGGTGTGTTATTTTTAACTGAATAAATCATTGATTCAAACTTATTTATAAATTGTTTAATATTAACTATTCTATTTCTCAATATTTTATTAATTAATTCTTTATTTAATTCTGGACTTAATTCATAATGATTTATATTACTATATTCATTTTCTAACCCAAGTGTTAATAAAATATCTAAAATAGATAATTCTTTAAGTATTGATGCATTATTTTTATTTTTTTTTATAGTTTTTCCATCTTCTGAATAACCCAAATATTGTAATGTTACTAAATCATAATAAACATAAACATTATGTGATTTATCTTTATAAAATAAAACATCTTTATTTAAACCTGAAAAATTCTTTTTAATTTGTAAGATATCATCTTTAGATGAAATTTGAATAATATTTTTACTTTCATTACCTAAATAATCATGATTTATTGTGTAAATAGTATCTTTTAAAAAAATATTTTTATTACCAACTTTTATCTTTGGTCCTAAAACTTTTATTAATCGTTCGACAAAATCTGTTAGATAATTTACATATTGATTAGTTTTATATTTATCTATTATGTCTGTATTAAATCTTTTATTAAATTTTTTAATAATTTCATAACTTATCTTTTCATCTTCTATTTCTTGTTTTTTGTACTCTCTAATTTTTTCAAGTGCTTTTTTAATATCATCATTTTCTTTTTTGTGTAAATTTTTATATAATGTTTTTAATTCATCTGATGAATATTTATGATCATATGGATTAATATTACATAAATCACAAAGTAATGTAGTTTGATTTATTTGATGTAATTCACCAGTAATACAATATTTCTTACTTAAATTTTTCAATTGATTAATTTTAATTTTATTTATATATTCTGATGATTCATCTTTTTTTATTCTTTCTTTGTCGTTTAGTAGTTCATTATAATTACTATTACATAATTCACAAATAATTAAATCACCTTTTAAAGTCCATTTATGAAATCTACCATCTTCACAATTAGTTAAAAAACTAAATTTTGATGAATCTTTTAAATATCTTATTTTATCATTTTTAAATATTGTATTAAGACAATACTCTATTGGTTTAATATCATTTATAAATTTTTCTTCTACAGATAAAGGTATATATTCAATTTTATTTTTAATTATTGATATTTTTTTTGTTGTTTCATCATATTTAATATTTTTTGAACTCTTTTTTTCTATTCTTGATAATATTTCTTTATCATTAAATGTATGATTTATTTTTAACATAAATCTTGTTGTTATTATTTCATATAAAAAATTTTTACCTTCTATCATATTTGCTTCTATTATTGAATTAATTAAATCAATAACTGTATGTATTATGCTTTTTTGAATAATACCCATATTAGTTGTAGAATCATCTTTAAATAACCATAATTTATTATTAGCAAAAACACAACTAAAATAATATAATGCATAACAGAATAAAGGTATTTTAATAATTTGTGTTTTTTCTTTTTGGTTTAATCTTAAAAATAAACCATCAAATAATTGTTGTCCAACTTTTGAATAAAAAAAGTAATTACAACTTCTATCATCTTTTAAATTTATTAATTGTCCAGCATTGATTTCAGTTAAAAATAAAAAAATCATATAAGCCATAATATTATTATATTTGATTGTTTTATAGTAATCAGTATCTGTAGATGATATTAAAAATATTTCATCTTTTAATTCAAAGAAAAATAAATTAGTTAAATTTTTGTTTATGTTATATTTTTCTGATGCTAATTCTATTCTATTTTTTGGTTGTGTTTTAATAAATTCAGTATGTATTTGTATTATATCAATAATATCTTTTACTAATGTTTTTCTGTGTAATTTATTTGTTGGAGTATTACCCAAATAATAACTTAAATCACATAAATAAGCTATTTTTTCTATATTTTTATTCAAGTTATTTATTGTTCTTAATAAAGTTTTGTATTTTGGTAATTCTTCTAATTTTTGATTAACTGCTAACGATGTAGTCATAAATGTATCTGTTTCTTTATTATATGTTCCCTCATACACATATTTTTTTAATTGTAATAATTCGTTACAACTTTTACAAATAAAATCACCTTGTTGATTTTGTTTAACATATTTTTTAACAAAATCAAAAACAAGTTGATTAAAATTTTCACCTTTTTGTTTTTTTATATTTGACCATTTAATATAATGATTACATATTGGTATATTTTTATTTTCTTCATTAATTATAGGTTGTTCTTCTTTTTTATTTTTATCAATAATTATTATATTTTTATCTGATTGCTTAATTTCAACAGAAGGAAGTTTAATAATTTTTTTTCTTATTCCTGGAATAATATTATCAGTTTCATCTTCTGTAACTTCTATTTCTTTTATTTTATTTGTTAATATATAAAATAATATTTCATTTTTAATTTCCGGATTTAATTCAAAATTATAATATTTTAAACTATAAATTTTAAATAATTTATCCAAGTTCCAAAAATCAAAATTTTCATGTTTGTTAATATAATTTTCTAATTTGGTTTTTACTATATTTGTATATTTATTGTAAATTTCATATAATAATAAATTTATGTTTTTTTGTGAATCATTTACACTAAAATCAACGTATTCTTTTGTTTTTTTTGGTATATCTTTTGAGTTATTAAATAACCAATAATATAATTCATGTTTAGGTTTGTGTGTAATTGTTTTATTTATTGCTCTTGAAAATGCAGTATACCCATTATCTGATTCATATTTTTTTCTTACATCTATCATATCTTTAATTTTAAAACATTCAAGAGGTTTTGTATTTTTTGACTTTACAAAATTAATTCTAGATGGATTCCATGCAATACCTATTACATTTAAGTCTAAATTTTTATGTCCTACTCTTACTTCTATATCATTTGTTTTTTTATATGTTTTTAAATTTACATATCTTATTGATTCAATTGTATTTGGTGTTCTAACTTTAATATAATCATTTGACACATGTTTAAAATTTAAATATGCATATTTTCTTATTTCTTCTAAATCTATTAAATTATCATTATCATTTTGATTATCTGAATAATTTAATTTTTGTATTATTTTTAATTCTTCATCATCATTATATAAAACAACTAATCTATCTTCCATATTTTTATAAAAATTTTCTTTTATTTCTAATTTTAGTTTTGCATTTTTTTCAACTAATGGTGAATAATAATTTTTTATATTATTTATTTTATTAATTACATATTTTACTTTTGTGTCTTCTCTCGTTTTACTTTCGGTTTCATATTTTTCAGTATTTTTATGATATCTTAAAAAATCTTCAGATATTGGAATAACAATTTTATTAGAAAATAAAAAATTTATATAATCTTTATATTCTTTAATTATTATTTCTTCGGTTTCCTTTATTTCTGATAAATAATTATAAATTTCTTCAGCTAAACCTCTTCTATTTTGTGTTAATGATAAAAATTTTTGTATTACACTAAAATCAACTATTTTATTTTTATTTGATGTTACAATTTCTATATATTTATATTCAGCATCTTTTTCCTCTACTTCTTTTAAAATATTATTTATTTCTATTTTTTCTTCTTTTAAATAAATTTGTTTAAAAATAAAAGTTTTTATAATTGAATGAAAGTTGTCTTTTATGAAAAAATTTTCAATTATGTAATCTTCACCAAGTTCATTAAATAATTCTATTGTTTTACTATATTTTATTGGATTATTTTTTAATATGATTTTAATTTTTTCTATGGTTTTGTACTCCATTAATGATAAAATATTTTTAATATCACTAAAATATGTAATAATTTTTGCATTATTTTCACTATTATAAAAATTATTTATTTGAAAAACAGAATCTTTTTGACTTTTACTACTTTCTAACATATTTGTTATAAATAAATCTCTACCTCCTGAATAATAATAACCTATTCCTAAATAAACATAAAATGCACAATATCTTTTAAAAACATTTAAAATATTTGATATGTATGTTTTATTTACAATTAGTTTTATTATTTCTTTTTGATCAATTGTAATAATAAATTTTTTTAATAATTCCATAATATTTACTTGAAAACGTACAAAATTTGTATCTTTTTTTATTTTTTCAAAAAATTTTTCATTTAATAAAAATTTATAGAAATTATCTATCACTTTATCAAATAAATCATCTATTTTATTAATATACATTGTTTATTATAATATAGGATATAAAATTAAATATATAAAAATTAAGTATTTAATTTCTATATTATAATATATAATGTCTAGTTTATTATTTAAAAACGATATACATAATATTTTACCACATACTACTACAGAAAATAATGGTAATATATTAAATAATATTAAAATTAATAATCTAAATGAAGATAATAGTATTAGTGCAACATCATCAGCATTTATGAATAATATTAATTTAAATACTGCTACATCTTCTGTTAATTTATCACAAATGAATGGTGGCAATTATATAAATTCTGCTACATCTGATTTAAAATCTGATATTAACAATCTTGTATCTATGTTAACTTCTGAATCAAATAATAATAACAAAAACATATCAATCCCATCTCTTGAAAATAAATTAAGAAAGATGTTAAATCAAGACGGTGGTAACTTTTCTGATGAAATGAATACTGAAGAACTTGAAAATAGAATTTATGAAATTGTTAAAAATAATAAACAACAAGGTGGTTTTGATACTTCTAATGTTGTTAAAATTGGACTTGCTGCTACAGGCGCTTATTTAGCTTATAATTTGTTGAAACCTACTGAAACTGAAACTGAAGTTAATGTTCAAAAATTATTAAATATTCAACCAGCTCTTGTACAACAACAAGTTCCTATTCAACAACAATTCCCTATTCAACAACCAGTTCCTATTCAACAACAATTCCCTATTCAACAACAAGTTCCTCTTCAACAACAAGTTCCTATTCAACAACAAGTTCCTATTCAACAACAATATACTACAGCTTTACCTAAATTTGCAACTCCTCAAGTTGAATTACCTGGTATAAAAGATATTAAATCTTTACCTAAAATATCTGAAACTTCACCAATGATGTCTATTACTTCTTCTAAATTATCAGCAACTTCACCAATGATGTCCGAAACTTCTGCTTCTGAAAATATCTTTTTAAAACCACAAACACTCAATAAACAACAACCAATGATAACTACAACTGATGTTTCACTATCCCCAACTAGTAGTTATATGCCAATGGATTCAAGACTTAAACAATTAAATCAAGTCCAACAAGGTGGCAATGCTAATGATTTAGTAGGTGGAAATAACCCTGCATTAATTGCTTTTAGAACAATTGTAAAAAATGTTGTTTCTAAACTTGATATTAAATATAATAAAGCTTTAAAAGTTGCTGCTAAAATTCAAGCTGATGTTAAATCGGCTGATCCTAAAATCTCACATGAAAAATTAGCCGATGCAGCTGATAAACAACTAGAAAAAAATATGAAAGAATATAAAGATTTTGCCAAAACACTTTAAATAATTTATAATAACTTTATTAGTTTATATAAATATTTAATAATTAGAATATGCATAATACTGTAAATTATCTTCTAACATAGCATATGGATCATTATTTTTTTCAATTGGTTGAATTTTTGGTTCTGTTTTTATTCTTCTTGGATGTTTTATTTGAATTGTATCATCAACAACTAAATTATTATTGAAATTTTGATATCCAGATGGTTGTTCATTAGGTTGAACAACTGATTTTACAACTGATTGAATAACTGGTTGAACTACTGGTTGAATAACTGGTTGAACTACTGGTTGAACTACTGGTTGAATAACTGGTTGAACTACTGGTTGAATAACTGGTTGAACTACTGGTTGAATAACTGGTTGAACTACTGGTTGACTTACTTGTTGAATAACTGGTTGACTTACTGATTGAATAACTGGTTGACTTACTTGTTGAATAACTGGTTGACTTATTTGTTGAATAACTGGTTGACTTACTTGTTGAATAACTGGTTGACTTACTGGTTGAACAACTGGTTGACTAACTGGTTGACTAACTGGTTGACTAACTGGTTGACTAACTGGTTGACTTACTTGTTGAATAACTGGTTGACTACTAAAAGTTGTACTTATAATTTCTTTTACAAAAGATTTATCTAAATTAGGATTAGAATTTATTACTGCTGAAAGTAAACTATCTAAATTAATTGTTGGATCTGATTCTTTAACATTATTTAAAAAATCTCTCAATTTTAAATAAGGATCTTCTTCAGATGACATAATAACAGTTTGTGTAATAATATTTTTTGGTTCTGACATATTATTACTAGATGTATCAGTTATATTATTAGTAGTATTTATCATATTAACAATACTAGATGTATCAGACATATTATTACTAGATGTATCAGACATATTATTACTGGATGCAGCAGACATATTATTACTGGATGTAATAGACATACTATTACTTAATTCATCAATTATATTTACTGGGGGATTTAATGATGCTGAAAAATCAATACTATAATTATTATTTAGTTGTATTTGATCTTGTACTTGATTTTCTTTAAATAAATCTTTTGTGGCATCTATAACTTTTTGATTTTCTTTTAATAAATCTTTTGTTGCATCTATAACTTTATTAGTTATTTTATGAACAGAAAGTGTTTGTAATGTAGTCATAACTGCGATAGAAGCAATAATAGCACTAACTAAATCACAAGTTGCCAAATATGCTATACCAGTAAATAATAGAAATTTAACAATCATATTATCAATAATTTCTAAATAACTAGCAGGTAATTTGGGAGCTACTAAACTAGCAAATAAAACCAAAGAAATTACAATTAATGATTTAATTATAGATGAATCTTTATCATTTTCTTTAAATAATTCTGAAATATTTGTTTGCATATATAATATTAACATAGAAAAAATATTTGATTAAATTATTTATATAAAAGTTGAAATTTAAATAGTAAATTTATATATTAATAATTTATGGATAATATCTTAACAAAAAAAGGTTATGTAATTTCAAAAAAAAAAAATAAAGATAAATTAGACGAAATTAAAAAAGACTTAACTGTTGCACCTCAAAATACTTTTAACAAAAATATAAAACCTGAATCTTTTGAAGTTTTTATAGAAGATGATGAAAATATCATTGTTCCTAAATTCTATGGAATAAAAAAATTTGGCAAACCAACAAAAGACGATGAGTTTGAAGGTCTTAAAGTAGATTTAAAATTTAAAGGAAAACTTAAAGAAAAACAAATTACAATTATGGATAAGGTAATACCTGAATTTAATAAAACAAATGGAGGTCTATTATGTTTAGGTTGTGGTGAAGGTAAATGTTTGGGAATAAATACAGAAGTTATGATGTTTGATGGAAGTATCAAATATGTTCAGAATATAGTTGTTGGTGATAAATTAATGGGAGATGATATAAATCCACGAAATGTTTTATCAATTACAAAAGGTTTTGAAAAATTATATAAAATACATGATATTAAAACTGGTGAAAAATACATTGTAAATAAATCACATATATTATCACTTAAATACACATCAAGAGAACCTATTGAATTTAATAATAATATTTATTTTTATGGAGATATTTTGGATATATCAATAACATCTTATTTAGAATATAAAAATGAATTAAAAAGTTTTTATGGTTATAGATTACCAATATTAAATTTAACAGAAAAAAAAATAAATGAAGATCCATATGAATTTGGTAAAAATATTAATAATTTATTATATATTCCAAATGAATATAAATATAATTGTTATGAATATAGAAAACGATTAGCTATTGGTATTTTAGATAGTACATTAGTAAAATCAAAAATGGGAGGAAACGTATTCTTGAAAACAATTAATTCAAAATTAATTTCTGATATAAAATATATTTTAAGATCAGTAGGATACATAGTATATAAAATAGATGAAAATATTTTAAATATTGAATTAGGTTTAAATTTAAAAGATTTTGATTATTTAACTTATAAAATTTTTGTTGAAGAGTTAGATGTTGGAAGTTATTTTGGTTTTGAACTAGATGGCAATAGAAGATTTATGTTAGGTGACTGTACAATAACTCATAATACAGTTTTATCATTATATATTGCTTCACTATATGGTGTAAAAACATTAGTAATAACACATAAATCATTTTTATTAAATCAATGGAAAAGTAGAGCAGAAGAATTTACTAATGCAGATATTGGTATTTTACAACAAAAAAAAATAGATGTTAAAGATAAACAAATTGTTATTGGTATGTTACAATCAATTGCAAAAGATAAATATGATCAAGAACTTTTTAAAGATTTTGGACTAGTTATATTTGATGAAGCACATCATGCACCTTCAAAATATTTCTCACGTGCATTGCCAATAATTAATTGTAAAAGAACATTAGCATTATCAGCAACACCGAATAGAAGCGATAAATTAGAAAAAGTGCTATATTGGTATTTTGGTGATATTTTATATAAACAACCAACTGAAAAATTAAATACAGTATTGATTAAAATGATTAAATTTGATTCACAAGATAAAAATTTTAAAGAATACAGAACAAATTATGGAAAAGATATCAATAGACCGAAAACTATAAATAAAATAACTGAAATACAATCTAGAAATAAATTAATAATTAAAATTATAAAAGAATTTATAGAAGAAGAAGGTAGAAAATTATTAGTTTTAAGTGATCGTATTGAACATCTAAATGTTTTACATGATAGTATAAATTTACTAAAAATAACAACATGCAGTTATTATATTGGTGGAATGAAACAAAAAAACTTGGATAAATCAACTGAGGCACAAGTAATTTTTGCTACATTTTCTATGGCTCAAGAAGCACTTGATATACCCGAATTAAACACATTATTAATGGTAACACCTCGTAAAGAAGTTGAACAAGCTGTTGGAAGAATAACTCGACGAAAAGATCATCCTGTACAACCAACTGTTATTGATATAATTGATCAACTACCAAGTTTTGATAGACAATCTAAACACAGAAAAAAATTCTATACTTCAAAAGATTTTACAATGAAATTATTTGAAGCAGTAGAAGATAATATAATAAATGAAATAAATTTAAATCATATTAAAGAATATAAAAAAACTGATTTAATTATTGAAGATTTAGATTTCATTGATTAAATACCTAAAAATTTTTTTATTCTAGCTATTTGATCGCCATTATATATTGCTTTACCTGTTTCTATATTAGTAATAATATCTTCTTTCAGATTCATATTTTTTGCTAAATCTTTTCTTGACATTTTTTTTGCACATCTAGCATTTATAATAAGTTGTGATATATCTTTAGAAACATACTTTATTGATTTTATTTCATCATTTTCATCAAGTTTAAAACCACTTGGTAATGAATTAGGTTTATGAATTTCTTCTTTTTTAACAATTTCTTTAGGTTGATTTTTTGCAATCTTTTTAGGATTTGACAATACAACAGTTTTCCAGTCTTGATGATTTTGCATAATTTAAATTAATAGTTGAAATAATAATTAAAATCAATTTTTTTATTATATATTTTTAATCCAATTAGTTACAATATCATAATCTTCTTTATCCTTTTCAAAATCAATAGTAATTTTATCAACATTTGAATCATTCCATCCAATTGTAAAAAGAAAAATTCCATTATTAAGTGTATGTGAAAAATAAATATAATATGTATTATTTTTAATAACTATTTCACTAATTTGTCTTGTATTAATGATTCTTTTAGTTAATTTTAAAAATGTTACCATAAAATATTAATTATATAAAAATTTTTTTTCTCAAGATAATAAATGAATGTAGTTAAATATAATCTATTAAAAAATTATGTAAATGATCCAGAAACAATGTTAGAAATTTCAAAAGAAGAATCTAACTTAATAAACCTACCAATTAGAAATATTGATATTTTAATTCATAGATGGGATCTTAATGATAATACAATATATGATATAAAAGATTTTTTAGAGCATCAAGATTATTTAATAGCAATATCAGACAATCATGAACGTGAATATTTTAATATGGGTAGTAAAATTAAACGTGGAGATTTTGATCCAATGACAGATATATTAAGAGCATGTTATTTTACTTTTTATAGTTTTTTATTATCTTGTAATCTTCAATATAATTTAACAGATATTGATATTTTTATTAGTTTAATTCTTGGAATAAAATTTGATTATCAAAATAATACACTAAAACTTCCTCAATCAGAATTTGATGCTATTAAAAATATTATTAAATTTTTTAAACAAAAACATCCAGACAAATATAATAGTACATGGTGGAATAATTTAAAAGTTGGTATTATTAATTTATATGATGAGATTTTACCAAATTGGGAATTTTGGATAAATAATCCTAATATAAGGGATTCTGAAAATTTATGGAATAGATTAAAAACACTATTAAAATTACGTTTTGCACGTGGAATATGGGAAAAACATCCATGCTATATAGGTTCTTGTGAAGATAATATGACTTTAGATAAAGTTGAAGATTTAAAACGAATAACTTATTTAGAAGAATTATTTGATAATCCAGATAATAAATCATATATTTATACACCAAATATATGTGAAAATAACTTTCATAAAAAATACTTAAAATATAAAAAAAAATATTTAAAATTAAAAATAAAATAAATTAAATATAATCAATTTTTACTTAACCTCCTCCAAATATACCGCAGCCACCTCTTGTTACTAAAACATATGCAATATAAAAATAAGGACAGCAACATGCGAATAAAACACTTAATAAATTAAATGCATTTTCATTACATTTCCATGATAAGTATAACGCAAAAAATCCTAATATAAGATGAAATATACTATAGATTGGAGATGCCATGGTTGAAATTGAAGTATTGTAAAATTCTTCAATAATTGTTTTTTTTTTATTTTCATTATTATTTTTCATATTATGTATATATAAATTTAGATATTTTTTAGTTTACATTTAATCTTATATGCATTTTAATTTAAAACTTTTTCTATGATAATTTGTATATCCATATTTTTTTATACCATCAATATGTTTTTGTGATGCATAACCCATATTTGAGTCTAAACAATATTTATCAACTAATGATGGATCATTTTTACATAATTCTAATATATGTTCATCATGATATTCTTTTGCTAAAATTGATGCAGCTGCAATTGAATAAAATTTACTATCTCCTTTTACAACAGAAGTAACTTTATATCCTGAAAATTTTTTTTCCCAACCAACACCATCAATTAATAAATATTCAGTTTTAACTGGTAATTGATCAATTGCTCTTTGCATTGCTAACTTTGTTGCTTCTAAAATATTAATTGAATCTATTTCTTCATTTGTTGCATATCCAACAGAAAAATTTTTAACATTTTCTTTAATCCATTTTAAAGCTTCTTTTCTTTTTTTACTTGATAATTTTTTTGAATCTTTTATTAATCCTTCAGGAGGAACTAAATCATTTGACCATATTACAGCACCAGCATAAACATTACCAATTAAAGGACCTCTACCGGCTTCATCAAGACCAATTTCAATATTGTCTTTATTATTATATTTTTCCATTATAATTATAAAAATATTATAAAGATTATATTTTCAATTTTTATATATAAATTTTTTAAAATTTATTATTATTTATTTTCAAATATATATTATATATATGACAAATAAATCATCTTCATCTGAAAATGATATTATGTTATCTTGTTCTGAAAATGATAGTGAATCTTCTTGTTCTGAAAGTAATAAAGATTGTTTTATATCAGAAAAAATGTTATACCATATTGGTGCATGGGCTGATAATAGAGTTACTGAAATAGAATTTTTACCAAAAAATGGTATTCCAATAAAATGGACTACTCCTGTTACACTGGTACCATCAAATCCAACAAATATAAATCATTGGAATATGCAAACACCAATTACACAACCATCATTTCCTATTTTTCCATTAAAAATTATTTGTGGTGATAAAATAATATTTAATTTTGATAATGATATCGGAAGTCCAAATGCTTTTGCGTGTGCAGCAAATATTGATGGTATTATATACAGAACATCAAATAATAATTTATATCCAAATAAAATAAATCTTAAATCAACAACCGGATTTAGTATAGTTAATCCATCTTATATACCAACAACTGATTTAGTAACACGAAATATAATTGATAGTATAAATTATATTAGTGTAAGTCCAAATAGTTCATCAAAATATACATTGATATGGGAATTGTAATTTATTTTTTAGATAACCATTGACTTGAACAAATTGGACAATTTGGCTGATTTTTTACCCAAGGAATAATGCATTCATTATGGAATGAATGACCACATGCTCCTGTTACTATTATAGAATCTTCGCCTTTATTATTTGAATGTAAGGAATTGAAGTTTAAATTACATCTACAAATTGTACAATCAATATTTTTATCTAAATCATAACAATTACTATTAATTAGTTTAACACTCTTAATCTTAAATTTTGATTCCATAATTAAATGTTTAATCAATAAAATTTTATTTGTTCAATTTTTTATAAAAAATTTTGGATTTAATAACTATTAAAGTTACTATATGCAATTTTAATACCAACCCAGTCATAACCTATAATTTTTTTTAATATTTCGACTTCATTTTCTTCATTTAATTTAATAAAATATATTGTTGGAAGACTCTCAACATTATACATATCAATTAATTCACTATTATTTTCATCATCAATATCCAAATAACAAATATGCATATTACTAATTTCTTCCATTTCTTTTGGATCATGAAGTCTTGATTTTAATTTTTTACAAGGTCCACACCATGAAGAACCAAAATAAAGCATAATCAATTTATTTTTATTAAAATAAATTGATTTGTTTAATTCTTCAATACCAGATATTTCAAACATATAATAATTATTAGATTATTTATATTTTATAATCAAACTAATAATTACATACTTTCTGAAGATTCAGAATCAAAACTAGAAAAAGATAAAAATGATGTATCAGTTGTTATAAGTTCGCTATCACTTTCTGATTTTGTTTTATTTGTTTTATTTTTTTTTCCTCCTTTTTGATAATTTTCTGAATTTTCAGAAGATGAACTTGAAGTATCCTTAGATTTTTTTTCTGAAATTGGAGATTCAGTTAATTTTTCAGGTAAATTATCTGATGATTCAGAATTTGAACTTGATGATTCTGATTTTGAACTTGATGATTTATCAGAACTTGTAGGTGTTTCTGTTAATTTTTCAGGTAAGTTATCTGATGATTCAGATTTTGAACTTGATGATTCAGATTTTGGTGTAGCAGTTAATTGATCAGGTAAATTATCCGAATCAGTATTATTTGACCCCCCTAACATTAAAAAGTGTTTTTCAGAAACACTGACTGTTCCACTTAATTGATTAACATCTAATATATCAGTTAAACTACCTCCATTTTGAAATACTTTATTTTCTAATTTTGTATTATGAATTTCAGCTTTAAGATTTAAATATTTACTTTTATATTTTAAATATTTTTCTTGATATGACATTTTATATATATATAATTAGAAAATTAATAAAAATATTTACTAATGATAATATAAAATCTAATTATTATTAAATGGATGCAGATAAAAGATGTGCGCCTAGTAAAAAATATGAAAATAATTCTTGTTTCTCACTTGATTCACTAAAAATAATTGCTAATGAATATAATAAAACAAATCAAGATAAAATTAATATATCCAATAATAAAAAAGAATTAGTTAATCAATTAAAAGATAAATTTTCCTCATCATGTTCAACACAAACATGTTGGCTAAGAACTAATATAGTTAAAAATATTGAGAATGATGAAATACATAAAAATACATTTAGACCTGAAGGACCAAAATCTAAATATGGTTGGCTATCTACAACAAATATAAATGAAGTTATTGATCAATATCATAAATTACATGATGAGTTTTTATTTTTAGGAACAGTTCCTTATGATTTTCAAGAAATACCTGAATTAGGTCTTAATAATTATAATTTTGAAAAAATATATAATAGTGGTAAAACTAAACTAGGATTAGTTATTAATTTAGATGAATCACATCAACGTGGTTCACATTGGGTTTCATTATATACTGATTTAAAAAAAAATAAAATTTATTTCTTTGATTCAGTTGGTAAACCTCCAAGAAGAAAAATAAAAAAATTTATTAATAAAATTACAAATTTTTTATACAAGAAAAAATATAATTCACAAATTAATGTTGGTAATGTTGTTAGTGATATAAATAAATTAGGAGATAAACAATTAAAACAAAAATATTTAAATAAATTTTCAAAGAAACTTGAGGATTTTGATATTAGATTTAACAATATACAACACCAATTTAAAAATAGTGAATGTGGTGTATACTCTATTAATTTTATACTAAGATTAGTTAAAGATGAATCTTTTGATGAAATTATTAATAATGTAACAAAAGATGATAAAATGAATGAATGTAGACAAACATATTTTAATAATACATAAAAAATTTTTACAAATATTATTATTTTTTAG